ATGTAATATATATGATTATCAATATATTGAATTTTAATTATAAAAAAAATAGAAAAAGTTTTGGCCAATGGCCAATTATTGTATTACAATAAATCAGCTAGAACTTAAGGAGGATTTAAACATGAGTAACTATATGTTGAACAGCGATTATTACGACGCAATTTTTAAGGCGTATTTGGTTGATAGAGGCAAAACCGTCAATGACGTTTTAGGGTATAGACCTCTTGGTGATCATAAAATACGTGTTGAACTTAAAGATGGGAGTTTCTTCGATTACACATATGTGAATGGAGGATACGGTGCCTACGTTCGAGAACGTCCTAAGAATCGCGATGAGATTACCAGAGAGTATGTGCATAATGATTTTGCAGATAAGCTTCGAAATATGATGGATAGACGAGGGTTTACTCAACAGACTCTTTCGAAAGCTACTGGCATTAGCCAGGGTGTAATTAGCGGATATTTACGAAGAAATGCAGCATATGACAAATACGCTCAGAAAAAACCTGTTAACCCGACAATCGATAAAGTCTATTTAATTGCTTGGGCATTAGGCTGTGACCCGTATGAATTACTTTGATATTTGAAAGGAGAACTATATATGTACGAACCTATTGTTACTAGATACTTTGGTAAAGAATTAACAAACCGTGTCGCTGAAAGAGAATTGCCTCTTGATTATGTGACTCAATATTGTGGAATTTCCATGCCTAGTTTGAAAGAATGTTTAAATGGAGAGCGTTTAGCAACTCCTTGGCAATTAGTATTAATGGCTGAGATTCTATTCTGTACCGTTAATGACTTGTTGGGCTTTGGATATTTTGACAATGGTACTGACCAAATGGCTAGCAATCTTCCGCAAGGTGAATATCGTGTAGCTGAACGTATGTGGGATGAAGTTAGTCAACGTATGGATGAAAAAGGACTGACTGTTGAAGATATGTCATATTATGCGGGTGTCCATTTTACTACAATGAGAAATTGGCTTAGCTATCCCAAACATACTTTTCCCAAAACATTTCCGCTTATCTGTATCTGCGATGCCCTCGATTGTACTCCATCTGATCTCCTCGGCTATTGATATTCTCTTGAGGCGCCACTTCACTCACAATAGTCTTTCTTAAAGCAGACGATAACTTGGTCTGGTAATTAATGAGCCCGTCAGAGAGCCACCAAAGGCCTGAGAGAGGTTGTTGATATTTTCAGATAGCCGCCCTGCGTAATTAACTCGCGTGATTTACATCCCCTTTTATGACAGGAAACAAATAGTTAACCTGTTAATACAGATACATAAAAGAGGAAAAAATTATGAAAGTTATTAATTTGACAGCTCATGATGTAAATATTTGCGACTATTATGGAAATCTGATTAAGGTTTATAAACCGAGCGGGTTGGTTGCAAGAGTTGATTATGGTTGGAATCGTACTGACTATGTTGATGACGTGCCTATTGTAACTCAGAAGGACACAAAAATTATGGAACTTCCTGAGCCAATGGAAGATGTTATGTTCATAGTATCAAGTTACGTATTCGATTACTGTAGTGAACGCTTGGACCTTCTTGCTCCGGCACATCAAATCAAAGTCAATGGAAGAGTAGTCGGATGCAAAGCATTCATGAAGCACGGATGAAAGAGCTGAAACATGCTCTTTCCTCTTTTTCTTTCCTTGATATTTTTATGCGGTTCACTTCGCGTAATAAACATGCTCTATTATGGAGGTGATTTGAAATGACTAATTTCAAGATTGTTATTCTGGAGAATAATGAAGATACTAACATTTATACTGAGCCTACTCGAGTGTCTATTGATCGAGACATTGTTGAGGTCGAGTATAATAGACGTGTCATAGTTTATCCAACAGAAGAAGTTAAAGAGATTCAAGTCATGGTAGATCGCTGACTTAAAGAGAGGCCTAGTGGAAACACTGGGTCTTTTCTTTTTGCCCCATATACATAACTTCAAGTACACACTCAACCGTTATCCACGCTAAACTACAATATTGATATTTTTAAGAAAGGAATAGATGAATGGAGATTTGGAAACCTCTAAGAAACTTCCCAAGTTACAATGGCAGCACCGAAGGAAGAATTATGAATATTAAAACTCAGCGAATTCTTAAGACCTTTGTTGATAGCCGAGGATATGCCAAAGTTTGCTTAAGAAAGAACAATCAGCAATACACAGTAAGAGTAGCAAAAGTTATTGCAGAGATATTTCTTGGCGAGCACCCAGGAATGGATGTTAGTTATAAAGATTCAGATCGAACAAATGTATGTGTTGATAATCTCGAATGGTGCACAAGAAGTGAAGTAGTTAGAAAAGCTTTTGAGAATGGGACTAGAAAACCATCGAGACAAATTCCAGTTAAAGTTTTGGAGACTGGCGAAGAGTACGATTCCATTAGAGCATGTGCGAGAGGTATTGGATGTAATCAGACGGATATTTGTAGGTACTTATCTGGGAAACGACTCGATGTTAATGGTTATCACTTTGAACGGGTGTAATTTGCCTTCATAAAAGGGTGCGCGTTTTCGCGTGAATAACACGCCCTATTATGAGAAGGAAAAAGACTCGCATTTTGTGCGTTTTCTTTTGCTTTTACATCGATATTTTCAAGAAAGGAGGGCTCACTGGTGGCGAAGCTCGAAAGCAGATTCCAAAAAGAATTCATCGACAAGGTCAAAACAAGATATCCAGGATGCGTAGCATTGAAGAATGATCCAAGCTATATTCAGGGTTTTCCTGACTGGACTATCCTATATGAAGACAAGTGGGCCGTCCTTGAAATGAAGAAAGAACGAGGTGCTCATAAGCAACCGAACCAAGAGTACTATGTCGATAAGCTTAACAAGATGTCATTCTCGAGATTCGTATTTCCTGAGAATGAAACTGAGGTACTCGAAGATTTGGATACCCTATTTAAACGTAAACGGAGGCGCCCATGAAATTTTATGATCATAAAAATTTAAGTGGACTGCATGCTCCATTCACAGCATCCCAATCTAGTTGGCTTAGATATGATGATGAGAAAATTTTAGAAGTTTATGCAAATAAGAAAGCAGCTGAGATGGGAACTAGGCTTCATGAATGGGCAGCAGAAACTATTCAGTTAGGACTTAAACAGCCTAAATCTAAGAAGACCCTTTGTGCATATGTGAATGATGCAATCGGCTTCAAGATGGAGACTGAAGTAGTTCTGTTTTATTCTGAAAGATTTTTCGGTACTGCTGATGCTATTAGCTTTAGAAATGGCGTACTTAGAATTCACGATCTTAAAACTGGTAAGGTCGGAAAAATAGAATCCCATATGGAGCAGCTAGAAGTTTATGCCGCTCTTTTCTGTTTGGAGTATAAAGTCAAGCCAAGTGATATTCAGATTGAGCTGAGAGTTTATAAGTGTGATGAAGTTATTACTTGGAATCCAACAGCAGAAGATATTGTTCCGATCATGGACAAGATCATACATCTCAATAAGTTACTGGAGAAAATAGATCGTGAGGAGGAATAAGCAGTGAGTTCTGTATTAGATGAAATGCGTGCCGTGCTTGATGGCGACACTGATTATCTCATGCATTATGGGACTAAGTTTCATTCTGGTCGTTATCCTTATGGTTCTGGTGAAGATCCGTATCAGCACAGCGGCGACTTTATCAGTCGTGTAGACCGTTTGAAGAAAGATGGATGGAAAGAAACTGCCGAGAATGTTCAGAAAGAATTCGGTATGAAGCTCGAAGATTACCGTAATGAGAAGTATTGGGCTGAATATACTCGAAGAGAGCAGCAGGTTCTTAAAGCCAAGAGCCTGAAAGAGAAAGGCCTCGGCGCTAGTGCAATTGGTAGAGAGCTTGGTCTTTCGGAATCTACCGTTCGTTCTTTGCTCGACCCGAAGTCTGAAGCTAAGATGCTGGCAGCTAAGCAGACCGCTGATTTTCTTAAGGATCAGATTTCTCAGAAAGGTATGCTCGATGTCGGTAAGGATGCCGAGCGTTTTATCAATGTTGGTGAAGGTGCTGAAAAGGGTCTTGGTATCAGTCGAACCAAACTGGATCAGGCTCTGTATGCACTGGAGTCTGAGGGATATGTAGTATATCCTAGCCGAGTTGCTCAGCCGAATAACCCTGGTAAGTATACTACTACTCTTACTCTTTGTCCTCCTGGCACTCCTCAGAAAGCTGTCTATGAAACCGATAAGATTCATACTATCGAAGACTTCAAGTACCAGGAAGGTATTGATGGTTTCAAGAAGAAGTTTACATATCCTGAGAGTCTTGACTCTAAGCGTTTGATGGTTCGATATGCTGATGATGTCGGTCCTGACGGATTCAAAGGCATCGAAAAGGATGGCGTTATTGAACTTCGGAGAGGCGTAGCCGATCTGGATCTTCAGGGAAATCGCTATGCTCAGGTTCGTATCCTTGTTGATGGAACTCATTATCTTAAGGGTATGGCTGTGTATTCCGACGATCTTCCTAAAGGCGTAGATGTAGTATTCAATACTAATAAACAGAAAGGCACCCCTGCATTAGGTAATAAAGAGACTGGTACTGTCCTGAAAGAAATCAAGAAGGATCCTGATAATCCCTTTGGTACTACTATCAAAGATGTCGATGATGGTGGACAGTATTGGTATAAGGATTCCAAGACTGGCAAAGAAAAGCTTGGTCTTATTAATAAGAAGTCCTCTGAAGGCGACTGGTCTGAATGGTCAGATGCTCTTCCCTCGCAGTTCCTCTCCAAGCAATCTCAAACTTTAGCTAAGCGTCAGTTAGGTCTTTCCGCTAATGAGAAATATGCCGAGTTTGATAGCATCTGTGCTATTAATAACCCCACTATCAAGAAACATTTCCTTGAGTCGTTTGCTGAGGATTGCGATGGTGCTGCAGTAAATCTTAAAGCAGCTGCATTACCTGGTCAGAAGTATCATGTAATTATCCCTGTAAACAACCAGAAGGATACTGAGATTTATGCGCCTGGCTATGAGAATGGTACTAAGCTTGCCCTTGTCCGTTACCCTCATGGTGGTACGTTTGAGATTCCAGTTGTAACAGTTAACAATAAGAACAAGTTAGCTGAAAAGATGCTTGGCAAAGATGCGACTGATGTAGTTGGTATTACCAGTAAGGTTGCAGAGCAGCTGTCTGGTGCAGACTTTGATGGCGATACTGTTATGTGTATTCCTACTGATTATGGTAAGGTCAAAGTTTCACGGTCTCCATATCTCGAAGATCTTAAGGGATTCGATGGTAAGGTTGAATACGCCACTCATCTTGGAGCTGATGGTGCTCGTTATAATGATCGTGGTGAAAAGGTTAAGATCATGACCCATACGGATATGGAAATGGGGAAGATCAGTAACCTTATCACTGATATGACATTGTCTGGTGGAGCTACTGATAAAGAGATGGCTCGTGCTATTAAACATAGTATGGTAGTCATCGATGCAGAGAAGCATAAGTTGGACTATAAGCGCAGTGAAGTGGAGAATAACATCGATGAACTTAAGCGTAAGTATCAGCGTACAGTTCAGCCCGATGGGTCTATTAAAACAGGCGGTGCCTCTACTATCATCTCTAAGGCTAAGGGCGTAGAATATGTACCTAAGCGTAGAGGACAGGCAAGGATAGACCCCGAGACTGGTAAAGCTACCTACCTGAATGCCCAACCCTCCGACCTATTCTATGTGAATAGTAAGTGGGATAAGAAGACCGGCATTACTGAACTCCGTACCATTGATGGTAAGAAGATCACATATGACTCTAATGACCCTGTTGCTAGAGAGAAGTATGCTCCTGTTGGAAAGTATGACAAGGACCGAGTATACGATGATGGTACATACCACGTTAAGGGGACTATGGTGTATACCAATAAGGCGGGGGATATAACCTATGAGACCCGTATAAGGACCCAGAAGTCTACCAAGATGGCAGAGGCTGAGGATGCTCGGACCCTAGTATCTGCATCTCAGCATAAGATGGAGCTCATCTATGCGGACTATGCCAATAGTATGAAGTCCCTTGCTAATCAGGCCCGTAAAGAGCTTGTGAGTGCCGGCAATCTTAAGTACGACCCTGCAGCTAAGAAAGTCTATCAGAAAGAAGTAGACTCTCTTATGTCTAGACTTAATGAGGCAGAGAAGAACGCCGTTCGTGAAAGACAGGCAGCTCGTCTTACTAATGCCGAAGTTAAGAATAAGATTAAGACTGCTGAGGCCGAAGGCAAAGAAATGTCTAATAAAGACATTCGTAAAGCTAATCAGCAAGCTCTTACTAAGTATCGTCAGGAAGTTGGGTCGGTTTCTCGTCGTGATCGTAATCTTAAGATTAGTGATCGTGAATGGGAAGCTATTCAAGCTGGTGCTATTACTGAGAACAAACTTAAACGAATTCTTGCAAACACTGACATTGATGATCTTCGTCAGCGTGCAACACCTCGTGATTCAAGAGCAATTACAAAAGGCCAAGAAAACCGCATTGCTAATCTTAGCGCAACTGGCAAATACACAATTGCTGAGATTGCTGATCAGCTTGGCTTGTCCGCAAGCACAGTTAAGAAGTACTTGAAAGGAGTTGACTAATAATGGAAAACAAGTACATGCTTACAACCTTTGACAATCCTTACAATCCGTTCGTCGACTTCACTTCTTGGTACATGTTTGACTGTGAGCAAGAACACTTTACTTGTTCTCGTTTAGCAAGAATTGCTGAGATTAATAATGAAATGACTGAGAAAGAAGTCGACGCAGAGAAAGAACGAGTAATGAAACTCATCACTAAGTATGATCTTGAGAATAAATTCTTTTATGGAACTAAAGAACAGATTCAAGATTGGATTGATTCTGAAGATTTTACTAAATACCTGAGAGAAATGCAGACTGCGACTGCTGTAAACGCATAGTGTGAATAAAAATGATAGGGGGGGGTGCTTAAAATCAACACCCCCTCCTGCATCGCCGGCCTCCTCAAAAATTCCCCGGAGGAAAATTCCTAAAAAGCATTCCACATTGATATTTTGGACTGCTTCAATTCTCGCTATGCCGAATGAACAAAGTAACTCTCTTTTAGGTCATTAAAAACTATACTAAAACTCATTCTAAACCAGGCAAATCTACTACGAAACACCTGGTATTACTTTTAAAACTAACGCCAAACACCTGTAAACCTTATAAAAAGGAGGAACAAGCTATATGCTAAGCTTAGTTGGCGGTGAACTATACCAGTGGGATACTGGGCGTATCGTCAAAGTTGTTCCTGACGAGGACGTAACAGTTCATGAAGTCCATTTTTCTACTAAGCGCATGACTTACGCCTATGTGTTGAAGACCTACACAGAGGATGCTGTGACATACTGTGCAATTCCTAATATTATTCTTCAGCAAACCAGCCGTCTCTTATGCTATGAAGTTTGCGAAAACAGTGATGGCGAGGAAACCATTGCAGAAGCAACCTTCAATATTAATAAACGAAACAGACCCGAAGATTACGTCTATACCGAACAAGAGCATTTTACAGTCGTAGCACTTGAGAATCGTTTAACTAAGGTTGAAGAATCTGCACATGTACATAAAAACAAAGACGCGCTTGATAGCATCACAAATGAAAATATTGAGACGTGGAACGGCAATGTTAACTTAGCCCACACCCATGAGAACAAAGGGCAACTCGATACAATCACAAAAGAAGATCTCGAAACTTGGCGTAGTCCGAATTCCAGCGCAATTACTGGTGGCGCTCAAGTCGGTACGCTCTTCGAAGATCTCGAAGTAACTACCACTCTTGCAGAAGATGCTTCAGAGTGGACTAGCGCTTCCTCTCAACCTTTCAAATGCACCTTCAGACCTTCTCCTGGGCAGATGGTCGTTGTAAAGGTTAAAGATCTTGATGTGGATACTATAACAACAGCGAAGATCCCTCCGACAGGATACCCTCTTGGCCAAACTATTATTGGCAACTATTCGGTAGTTAACAGCAGGCTTCAGAGCTGGTACAATGATGCTGATAGCGTCCCACCTACTCCGAACGATGCACAAGCAAACTCGTGTCTTGTCTTTGAAGATCAATATTATGATAGTGAGCATCTTACTCCCAGTCTTCCTATATGTATTCTTTACACGAAGACTCCCGGAACATATAAAGTTACAGTCACTACATTAAAACATTCGATTGGACCTGAGTCAGTCGTGAAAATGTATGATGTGAGACCTTCTACTTTCGCCGAATATGGTACTTATACTAATTGGAAGGATCTTACCAAGTCTGGCAAGTATGATCTCTGGGAAGTCAGCATCAAGAAGAGTAATTACTATAATGGTGTCTATCTTAAGGAAGTCAACGGCACAAAGTATATCTACGTGTACCGCAGCGAACAGAAGAAGGATCCTGAGAGTGGTATCTTCACTACTACTGACTACACTCTTACTTACGACACAGCAACCGAGACAGTTACTTGCAGCGACACTACAATAAATCCTGAAACTGACGTAATTATCTCTGTTCATCTTGATCAGGTTATTTCGACTGTTCCAGACAACGCCACTTCTCTCGGCAAACCGTCTGCTGATAAAGTCGGTAAGATGCTTACAACAGTTGATCTTGGCGAAGGTGTCATTGATAACAAATGGCAGAGCCGTCGCTATGAGTATCAGTGGGTAGATGCTCCTACTACCCCAGTCGACGGAACCACAATCAAACTCAATGACCAAGGGCAATTAACGTTAGCTCTCAGTAATGCGAATGGGGTGAACTTCTAATGCCAGATACATATATTGTAAGCAATTCGGACCTTACCGCAGTAGCAGATGCTATTCGAGCTAAAACTGGCGGAACTGGGCAGCTGACCTTCCCGGTAGGCTTCATAACCGCAATCAATAGTATTCAAAATGCTCCGGCAACCTATGTTGAAGAGACATACAATGACGATGACTATCTAATCTCTGCAGTTGTTCATGGTTCCACGAAAATACGTCAAGCATTGTTTTATCAAGCTAGCCAGTTAACTTCGGTGACCATACCTGACAATGTAACAGAAATTGCCGCTCAGGTATTTTACCATTGCGATTCATTACCGACTATTAGCCTTCCCGAAACGATCGTCTCTATTGGTGAACATGCTTTTGGTTATTGTTCTGCATTTAATGCACCGCAGCTTCCAAGCGGCTTAACAGAAATTAAGTTGGGGTCATTCATAGGATGTATTAACTTGGCATTAGACAATTTACCAACAGGTGTAACCCGCATTGGAAGTTCCGCATTTTATAGATGCGAAAAGTTAGCTTTAACTACACTTCCCGCGGGATTGATTTCTATTGGTCTTGAAGCATTTTATGATTGTCAAAAGTTAGCTCTAACTACGTTTCCTGCGACTCTGGAACGGATTAGAGGCAAGGCGTTTTGTGGTTGCCTAGGGCTGACAACTCTTACCTTCCAAGGCACACCGACTGAGATTGCAGGGGACACTTTCGAAGGTTGTACAAATCTCACGACAATCAACGTGCCTTGGGCAGAAGGTGCGGTGGCTAACGCTCCTTGGGGCGCCACCAATGCCACTATCAGCTACAACTATACCGGATAATGAAAACAACTATGAAAGGAGACGATTAAATTGCGCATTCTTAAGTTCACAGTAAACGGGCAAATTCTTAGAGCAGATCCGAAGTGCGACTTTGAGAATATTGTTGCCGGAAGTAAAAATTATTTGGTTACTGAATTCAACTTCACTAGAGAATGGGACCAATATAGAAAAGTCGCTGTCTTTACAAATAATAATACTGAATATCCGGTTCTTATCGAGAATAATAAATGCGTTATTGACAGCGACGCTTTGACTTCTGGATGGTTCTATGTCTATGTTATTGGACAAGTGGAAAATGAGCGAATTAATACAAATTCTGTTATGGTAAGGCAGGTGTTGAGATAATGCCAACGGTTGACGATTTACTTAATAATACGATTGAGAGTCAGGTATGTACAATTGACCCAGATACTCGGGTTATAAATGTGCCAGCTTGCTATAAAGAATTTGGAGTTGAAGCCGATGAGAAAGTGAATAGAATCAAGTTTCAGTGCCCTAAAATGGTTGGCGATAACATTGATCTTACGACTTTCAATTTATACATAAATTACATGAACGCCAGGGGGGGGTATAATGTTTATTTAGTAGACGATGTTACCGTCTCTGGCGATGATATTACTTTCTCATGGGTTTTGTCTCGGCATGTTACTGAAAAGTCTGGCACTGTCAATTATATTGTTTGTGCTAAAAAGTCGGATGAAACTGGTGTAATTAACGAATGGAATACCAAAGTAGCAACTGCCACAGTAGGCGTCGGCCTCGAAGCTACTACCGAAATAGAAGCTCAAAATGCCGATGTCATTGAGCAGATATTGGCAAAGTTGAATAGTGTCAAAAATGATGCTATAACCTACACTGAGCAAGATCTTAGTTATGAACAGAAAGCACAAGCAAGGGCCAATATCGGAGCACAGGATGTGCAAGTAGCAAGAGCTTATTATATGTGGGTAAGTAACCCAAAGCACACAAATGATATATATAGTATAGCTGAAACAGGCGCATCCATTGGAATAATTAATGGCGAAGGCAATGGCGGAATAGATTCCGATGGAAATGGATTAGCCACGCCAGTACTAGTTATTTTTGGTAGTGTTAGTAGAGGATATGTTGATGCATTAGCTATAAGTAGGCTTGGGAGTATGTATCGCACTACTTTAAATTTAATGAGCAATCCTAAACCAGTTTGGCATAAAATAAAAAATCTAACACTAAATGATGACAGCACCTTATCTCAACAAATTATGAGTGCTGATCCGACTGAAGACATGCATATAGCGACAAAGAAATACATCGACGCAACAGTCAAATCTATTCCAAGTGGGTCTAATATTTCCTTAAATGTCACCGGTGCAACCGTGGGCCAGACCGTCAAAATCTCTGCGGTTGATGATAACGGCGTGCCGACAGCGTGGGTGCCGGTGGATATGGCGAGCGGGGGCGGTGAGACGTGGGAAAAGATTGCGGATGTGGCACTGACGGCAGATGTGTCCAGTTATCAACTTGCAGACTTTGGCACATACCGCAAAGTTAAAGCGCTAATATCACGCGATACCTACGTGAGTGGGTTAAATAAAAATGTTTGGTTTAGGGTTTGTAGCACTGAGCAAGAGGCCAACACAATAGCCACAGCTTACGTCACGGGAGAGTACGGCTACGTCGCATTGGAAATCAACGCAGAGATGGGCGATATGTTTACGCACGTTGGGGTGTTGAGTACAAACAACAGGCTGTCGCAGCAAAACGACAGGAGAACAATAGATGTGGTCAGCCCCGCGAACCCGAGTGCATACGGGCTATATATGGTTTTTGTGGATACATCCGTTATCCAGTCTGGTGATACTGTAACTGTGTATGGAGTAAAAAGATGAAAATTCACGAAAACGGAACAATCCGTGACATGACCGTTGAGGAAATCTCGGCTATGCAGGAAGAACAGCTTAAAATGGAGCGCAACATTGAGCCGCTGACGGACAATGATAAAATCGCATTGATGCTGGCGGGATACCGGAGGAGCCGGTGGAAACCGGTGTATAGCTCATCCGCCGGATTTGCGTGGGAGCTGGTGGAAGACCCTGACGCGCTGGGAACCCTAAAAAACCCACTGCGCTGGACGGAGGGGCATGAGGTAAGAGCAGGGTACCACTATACCGACGGCACACACCTCTATGTCGCACTGGAGGACGGTGTGCCAACCGGGATGAGCGACGAAACATATTTTGCGGAGGTATAATTATTGGAGCTTGTGATTACAATCGTGCCGCCACTCATCACAGGGGTGCTGGTGGGATTGTATACGAAATTATCATCGTAACAATATCGTCGTCGGTAAAGCAACAAGCTCCACATATACCTCATTACATAACTTAATAGCACTTAAACGAGCCCACAAGCTTTCTTATAGTCCCTCTCCTCTTTTCATTCTCATTCTCCTCCATATTCCAAGGGGCCATTCCTTTCTTCTCCTTTCAGATGATTAAGTTAGCTCTGTGGGTTCCTTTAAGTGCTATTTATTGTTCAAAAATACTAAGAAAGGAGGCGACCACCGTGGCGAGAGTTAAATCTCCCAAATCATCTAATCCCAATACTAGACCTATGCGACCAGCATTAGATCCCGATAACCGAGAGCAGCAATTAATCTCTTTGGCAGTTGATCTGGTGGAGCAAAGACTAAGAGACGGTACAGCCTCCGCTCAGGAGACTACGCATTTTCTTAAGCTTGCTTCTAGAAAGTCTGCTCTCGAAGCAGAGAAAGCTGCTGCAGAACTTGAACTCATGAAAGCTAAGACCAAGGCTCTCAATGATCAGGCTGATCTGAAGGTTCTGTATAAGGATGCTATTGAAGCTATGAAACGCTATAGCGGTAATGGCGGAGCTCAAAATGAGGAGGATGATTATAGTGATTACTAGATCATACTCTGAATTGATACAGCTACCGACCTTCGAAGAGCGTTTTCAATATTTACAGTTAAGCGGGACTGTTGGCAAAGAAACCTTTGGTTTTGACCGTTATCTCAACCAGAATTTTTACAGATCAGCAGCATGGAAGAGGATTAGAGATAAAGTAATAATCCGAGATAATGGATGTGATTTAGGGATTGAAGATCGAATGATTGGCAGTCGAATTCTCATTCACCATATGAATCCTATAAACGATAAAGACATTGTCGACCAAACTAGTATTCTATTAAACCCCGAGTATCTTATCTGTGTGTCGCATAATACCCATAACGCAATACATTACGGCGATGAAAGTTTGCTGATGAAAGCGCCTGTTATTCGGACTAGGAACGATACATGCCCCTGGAAACATTAATTAAAATTTGAGAAAGAGGTGATGACATGGATGAGAGCATACTCACATCTATAAAGAAACTTCTTGGTATATCTGAAGACTATACACAGTTTGATGCTGATGTCATCATGCATATCAATACTGTATTTCTGAATCTCACTCAACTTGGGGTTGGTCCTGAGAATGGTTATTGTATCGAAAGTGATGAAGATGCTTGGTCCGATTTCATAGATGCTGAAGGTAATCCTCCTCTCCAGGCAGTTAAGACCTACATGTATCTGAAAGTCAAACTCTTATTCGACCCACCTCTTAGCTCCTCTGTAATTGAGGCTATGAATCGCCAGATTGCCGAATTGGAATGGCGACTCAACGTAGCTGTTGACTAAAGGAGGTTGGGTAATGTCTACTACTATACCTTTAAAAGTAAAGAGGGAATGCTGCCGACTGAAGAAAGAAGGCAAAACCTCGAAAGAGATTTACAACGAGTACTATCTTAAAGCGATTGATTCCCCATGTACGTTCGAGTCGTTTGGAAGACTTCTTAGGAAATGGATGACCAAATCATTCCCTGATGACACTACACTTGAATGTGGAACCTATGAGGGATTTATTGCGCATAATGCAACTGTTCAAGTTTCCAACACCGGTGAGATTGTTCAGGCATGGATTAAACAGAAAGCTGAAGACCTGGATATTGAGGAGCTTGTCAAAACTCTCAAAGAAAGCATTGAACCTTATGAATATGAACCCAAAATTGATGATGCAGCGGATCGTATGTTAGAGATCCCACTGTTTGACATGCATTGGGGTATTTCATTCATGGAAGACTACGAGCCTGTGCTGAATGAAGTGTTGAATCTTATTCATAGTCGTCATTGGGATAAAATCGTTATTCCATTTGGTCAGGACTATTTCCATAATGATAGTATAGTCAATGCGACCACAACTAAAGGCACTTCAATTGACAAGGTCGATATGATTCGAGCAGTTAAGGAAGGTCGACAGTTCATTATTTCAATCATCGATGCTGCACTCAATAATTCCAATGAAACCAGAGTTTACTATAGTCCTGGCAATCATGATCGTAGTGTGACATGGATGTTCATGCAAGTCTTGCTTGAGCGTTATGGTCCTGAGGTTGTCGACGACAGTATGGGATATCGTAAAGTTTTCACCTATGGTAAGAATTCTGTTATGGTCACCCATGGCGATTCTAAGCAGGCAACCGCTAAGAATCTGTCTAACATCTTCGCAGTCTCCTTCCCTGAAGAATTCGCCCAGGCTGATGTTCGAGAAGTGCATGCTGGGCATCTCCATCATGAGAAAGAAGGAGACATCTTTGGAGTAATGATTCGACGGTTATCTTCTGGGGTTGCAGTAGACGATTGGTCAAACCGTCAAGACTATATTGGAACTCACCGCAGATTCATGATCTTCGAATGGGATCGGGATCACTTGCGGTCGATTCACTATGTTTAGAATAAAGGAGGCGAAAATTCAAAATGGATAGTGAGTACATAATTACACCATCCGGTTCCTTTATTAGTACCGATGAACTTTACCACCATGGCATTAGAGGCATGAAGTGGGGAGTCAGACGTTATCAGAATGCTGATGGAAGTCTTACCGACAAAGGTAGAAAACGTTATCTTAATGATGACGGTAGCCTCAATAAGAAGGGCGAAAAATATTATGCTAAAGAAACCGAACGTTTAAAAGCAGAACGAAAAACATTAAGAGCTCAGAAGAGTGCGACTCGAAAATTGTCTAAACTTGAAGAAATGCGTAAGAAAAACGCAGAGCTTGACGAGGAAGTTAATGGTAAGAAAACAAAAGAGGAAGATAAGACCTCTTCTGGAGAATCAGCCTTTACATCTAAGAGTGAAAAGAGCTCTGATATGAGTTCTATGAGTACAGCGGATCTTAAAGCATACTCTAGTCGTATGCAGGTTGAAGATAATTTCAAACAGTTGCTTGAAAAGCGCGGTTATACCGTTTCTTTGGATGAGAAAACAGATATTGATCGGCGCATTGATCAATTGAGTAAGGAAAAGACGCTTCGTCAGCTCGAAAAAGAAGTCGACAAAATGAACAGAGGAAAGACTGACACGGAGCGGAAGATTGAGGAATTAACTCAGAAGAGAGATATTACAAAACTCGAGAAAGAGATTAGAGATAATACTCCCAAGAAGGAAAGTAAACTCTCGAAATTCCTGAACTCTCAGGCTGGTTCAGCTCTCACAACCCAGCTTATTAAATCTGGAGAAAACGTTCTTATTACGCGTCTCAAACAAAAAGCTGGTGATGACTCCGACAATACTTCCAAAGCGGTTAAAGAGACTGTTGATAAAGTTACCAAAACACTTGGTAAGGAAGCCGAGAAGGTTTCTAAATCCATGGACAAACAGGCTGAGAAGCAGGCCAAACGGGAAGCCAAAGATGCTGAGAAGCAGGCTAGAAAGGAATCTAAGGCTGCTGAAAAACAATCCCGAAATAAGTCTGAATCCACCAAAGTTTACGAAGGTACTGTTGAAGGTGAGGGCACTAGCAGATCTTCTATTAAGAATGGCGGTAGAAAAGGCCCTACTTACGATGTGAAGGATTATACAGAAACCTACTCTAGTACACCCGTGACTGATCTGAGTACAACATCCAGATCGAGAGGTTACGATTATATCGAGCGTATCAAGACTGACTACGGTTATCGTTACATTTACGAATTGCCGTCTGGCTCGTAAGGAGTAGAGGATGATGATTAATGCTGTCTAATACTGCTACTCCAAAATACTATGGCGAATTTAGAGATAAAGTTCTTCGAGGAGAGATACCAGTTTGCAAAGAAGTTTCCATGGAGATGAACCGAATTGATGAACTAATCGCTAATCCAGGTATCTGGTATGACGACGAAGCTATCGATGGATTCATTGCATATTGTGAAAACGAGCTTACTCTTACGAACGGCGAAGATCTCTATCTGCTTGACTCGTTTAAGCTCTGGTCTGAGCAGCTCTTTGGCTGGTACTACTTCGTAGAAAGAAGTGTATATATTCCTTCTAAGGATAATCACGGTGGCCGCTATATTACTAGACGAATTAAGAAACGTTTAATTAATAAACAGTATCTTATAGTAGCCAGAGGCGGAGCCAAGTCAATGTACGCTTCGCTGATCCAAAGCTACTTCCTGAATGTTGATACAAGTACCACTTATCAAGTTTGCACAGCCCCGACAATGAAACAGGCTGACGAAGTCATGAGTCCTATCCGCACCTCGATTGCTAGAGCAAGAGGACCTCTGTTTAAATTCCTCACTGAAGGATCTCTCCAAAACACTACTGGCGCGAAAGAGAACCGCGTTAAGCTAGCCTCCACTAAGAAAGGTATTCAGAATTTCCTTACTAATTCCATGGTCGAAGTTCGCCCTATGCGAATTGATTCGCTTCAGGGTCTCCGAGTCAAGATTGCCACGGTAGATGAATGGCTTTCTGGCGATGTTCGAGAGAATCCTATTGAGTGTCTTGAGCAGGGTGCTACTAAAGAGCAAGGCACTGCCGAGAACAATGACTGGTTGATTGTTGCTATTAGTTCCGAGGGTACTGTTCGTAACGGAAGTGGTGACACAATCAAAATGGAATTGATGAACATCCTCAAAGGTGATTATCCGAATCCTCACGTGTCCATTTGGTGGTACAAACTTGATTCTATTGATGAAGTTAACCAGCCTGAAATGTGGATAAAAGCCCAGCCTAACATCGGCAAGACCGTTACCTATGAAACCTATCAGCTTGCTGTCGAGAAAGCAGAGAAGGTTCCGTCTGAGCGTAATGATATTCTCGCAAAGCGGTTTGGTATTCCTATGGAAGGTTATACTTACTTCTTTACTTATGAGGAAACCCTTACTCAGCCTCGTAAAAGAGACTTCTGGCGAATGTCTTGCTCTATGGGAGCTGACTTGTCTCAGGGTGATGACTTCTGCTCTTTCACGTTCTTGTTCCCATTGTCGCGTGGAGAGTTTGGTATTAAAACTCGTAACTATATTACCGAGTACACCATGACTAAACTTCCTATGGCTATGAGACAGAAGTATGAGCAGTTCATCGCAGAGGGTAGTCTGATTGTCATGCCTGGTACTGTTCTTGACATGATGGAAGTTTATGAGGATTTGGATCATCATATTACAAGCTGCGAGTATGATGTTCGATCTTTTGGATATGATCCATATAATGCTAGAGAATTTGTCCAGCGTTGGGAACAGGAAAACGGACCGTTCGGTATCGAGAAAGTCATTCAGGGTTCCAAGACAGAATCTGTCCCTCTTGGTGAGTTGAAGAAACTCGCTGAGCAGAGAGCGTTACTGTTTGATGAAGAACTGATGTCTTTCGCAATGGGTAATGCTATTACCATTGAAGATACAAATGGTAACCGCAAACTATTGAAAAAACGCTATGAGGCTAAAATTGACCCTGTAGCGTCTATGCTCGACGCATTCGTAGCATGGAAACTTAATAAAGAAGCTTTTGAATAAAGGAGGTGTCATAGTGTCTCATGAATACATCCTGATAACTGGCGGAGAACTTTACCATCATGGTATCAGAGGAATGAAATGGGGAGTTAGACGTTATCAAAATCCAGACGGCTCCCTCACTCTAGCTGGTCAGAAGCGTCTCATGAAAGCTGACCAGAAGTGGGCCAAGAAGAAGAGCGATAAAATCACTGCTCAGGCCAAGAAAGCCTCGCAGCGAGAGCTTGATAACTACGGCAATGAGCTTCTAAAACTTCCGGGTGCCTTTAAGACTAATGGTAAGCTTAGTGCCCAGACAATTAATGCTTATAACCGAAAGATGGCTGAAGTGATGAGTCAGAAGACTTCCGAACTTCGAGCGCCTTCTGGTAGAGCTGTATCCTTTGTTGCAAAACGAGGAGAAATAGGAGTCTTCATGGCACTCTCCAATACTGGTTATAATCCGAACCAGTATAAGCAAGGCATCTATGACGATGGCCGAATTGCATATAGGAAGACCCATGCAAATAAGATGGACATTTAGGAGGAAACTTCAAAATGGAGAAAAACACATTAATGAACCGGCTGAAAGCCAGCTGGAACGCTTTCCGGAATCGTGATCCTACGATGTTCTACAACGAACCTGGTATGAGTTATTCCTATCGGCCGGATAGACCTCGATTCTCTAGAGGTAACGAACGAACCATTGCAACCTCAGTCTTTAATAAGATAGCAATGGATGTCGCTGCAGTTGACATCAGACATTGTAAAGTAGATGGTAACGGTCGCTACATAGAAGACGTTAATTCAGACCTTAATCAGTGTTTAACACTTGAGGCGAACATCGACCAGACCCATCGAGCTTTTAGACAGGAAACTGTTATGTCTATGTTTGATGAGGGTGTAGTAGCGATTGTCCCTATTGAGACTAAAGGCGACCCCACATTCTCAACCTCTTTTGATATTCGATCCATGCGAACTGGTAAAATCATTGAATGGTTTCCTCGTAGCGTGAAGATCGAAGTCTACAATGATCAAACCGGACGTAAAGAGCAGATTATCATGCCTAAACAGTCTGTGGCGATTGTCGAAAACCCCTTATATTCGGTCATTAATGAATCGAATTCCACATTGAAACGCCTCGTAAGAAAGCTTGCCCTCTTGGACGCTATTGATGAACAGTCTGCTTCCGGTAAGCTTGACCTTATCATTCAGCTTCCATATGCCGTTAAAGGAGAAATTAAACAGCAACAGGCTAACAAGCGAAGAGACGACATTATTGACCAGCTTAGGGGCCCATATGGCATTGCCTACATAGATGGGACGGAGAAGATCACTCAGCTTAATCGCCCGATTGAGAATAATCTAACATCACAGATCGAATACCTCACCAATACCTTCTACAGCCAGATCGGTATTACCTCAGCTATTATGGATGGAACTGCCGATGAGAAAACGATGCTCAACTATAATAACCGCACAGTTGAACCGATTGTGGCGGCCATTGTTGATGCTATGAAACGTAGCTTCTTGAGCAAAACAGCTCGAACCCAAGGCCAAACCATTATGGCATTCCGAGATCCGTTCAAGCTTGTTCCTATTAACAACATTGCTGAGATCGCTGATAAGTTTACTCGTAATGAGATTCTTACCTCTAACGAGATTCGTCAGATCATTGGCTTTAAGCCGTCTAAGGATCCCAAGGCTGATCAGCTAGTTAATAGTAATATTGCTCAGGCAAGTGAAGACGCTACTCCAGCAGTGGATTCCAAGACAGGTGAACCTATAAATGGTGAAACATCCATTAGTGAACCCATGAGTACATAAAACATATTTAAAAAAAGGGGGGGGGTAAAATGCCCGATAATTATATACTCACTTCCCAAGGAAATTTTATAAATACTAACGAACTTTACCATTATGGAGTTCTCGGTATGAAATGGGGAGTAAAGCGAGGTAATAGCGCAAAAGCATATGCGAGCGCTAGTAAAAAGCTCACCAAACTTAATAATAAAACTAACAAAGCTCTGAACAAGGCGTATGCAAAACAAGCCAAAGCTGATAAAAAAGCATCTAGCTTTTTTGCTAGCCAACGATCTGCTAGAAAAGCTGATTTCAAAGCAAGTAAGGCTATGCGTAAGAGCGTAGTTAAGGCGCGAAAAGCGCAAAAGTGGCTCAAACAAATGGATTCGACATTCAAAAATACTACTGAGTCGTTATCCCAGGAGCAAATTAATATGGGTAAAAGATATACTGACATCTTAGAGAAACGAATTTTTCGATAATAAACCCAAATCTTTAAGATAAGGAGGAAACGTCAAAATGGTAGTTAATGACTATGATTTTGGTGGCTGGGCTACTAGAGCCAATATGCTGTGCTCCGATGGACGAACTATCATGGAAAATGCTTTTGCTGACCAGGATGGACAGACTGTGCCCCTGGTATGGAATCATCAGCATAATTCTGTAGATAACGTCCTTGGCCATGCGCTTCTTGAAAATCGGTCTGAAGGCGTATATGCCTATTGTAAGTTTAATGAAACCGAGACCGGCAAGATGGGCCGAGAAGCAGTCAAGAATGGCGATATTAGCCAGCTGTCTATTTACGCCAATAAGCTTAAACAGCAGGGCGGAAATGTTATTCACGGTGCGATCCGTGAAGTTAGCCTGGTATTAGCCGGAGCTAACCCTGGAGCGTCTATCGATTCTATCATGTGCCATAGTGAAAATCCTGATGAGGAAGGCATTATCTACACCGGCGAAGATATAGAACTAGCCCATAGTGAAGATGAGAATTCCGAAGAGGAAGCTACACTGGCTCATGCTAGTAAAGATAAGAAGACCGATGAACCCAATGAAGGTGCGAATAAGGAGGAAAATAAGATGGCAGATACCGAGAATAAGACTAAGACCGAAGCAACCGCTAAGGAAGAGCCTAAGAAGGAAAAGACTGTGCAGGATGTATTCGACACCCTCACTGAGGAGCAGAAGACTGTTGTTTATACTCTGATCGGTCAGGCTCTTGAAGACGCTGGTGTGTCCGATGATGAGGATGACACCGAGGATAAGAAAGAAACTAACAATGTTAAGCATTCTGAAGGAGGAAATGATATTATGTACACTAATGTTTTCGATCGTGAGTCTACTCAGCAGGCTAATGTTCTGACTCATGCTGATCAGGAGGAAATCATCAACATGGCTAAGCGCCCCGGCATGACTCTTAAGTCTGCTCTGGAAGCTTACGCTGAGGAGCATAAGGACACTCTTGCTCATGGCTTTGAGACCACTGGTGACTATGCCATTGGTAAGCTCTTCCCTGACTATGAGGATGTTACCCCTGGTGCGCCTGCGCTTATTGAGCGGGATCATGAGTGGGTCGGCACTGTGATGAATAAGGTTCGCAAGAGCCCCGTTTCTCGTGTTCGTACTCGTCAGGTCGATGCTCGTGCAAACGATATTCGTGCTAAGGGTTATAAGAACCGTGAGACCGAGAAGGCTATCTCCGGTAAGGTTAAGGTTCTGATGCGTACTACCGATCCTCAGACCGTTTACTACAAGGATTCCCTGCATCGTGATGACATTGTCGATATCACTGATTTCGACGTGGTGGCATATCAGCGCACTATCATGAAGAACAACCTGGAGGAAGAGGTCGCTCTTGCCGCTCTGGTTGGTGATGGCCGTGATACCACTGCAGCAGATAAGATTTCTGAGGATCATATTCGTCCCGTATGGACTGATGATGATCTGTACACCATCAAGAAGACCGTCGATGTGGCTGGCATGAAGACCAAGCTGCAGGGTACCAATACCTCTGCCAACTTTGGTGACGAGTTTGTCTATGCTGAGGCTATTATTGCAGCTGCTATGGATGCTCGTATCAACTATAAGGGTAAGGGTACTCCCGACTTCTATTGCGATCCTAGAATGCTGAATACTATGCTGCTGGCTCGTGATATGAATGGTCGTCGTATCTATGACTCCGCCACTGATCTGGCCAAGGTTCTGAACGTTGGCAACATTTACACCGTTGAGCAGTTCGCTGATCTGGATCCTCGTGAGGATGCTCAGAGCAAGAAGCATAAGCTGCTGGGCCTGATTGTCAACATGGCTGACTATCAGTTCGGCGCTACCAAGGGTGGCGAGATCACCAGCTTCGAGGACTTCGATATCGACTTCAACACTTACAAGTATCTGATGGAGACTCGTCTGTCTGGTGCTCTGACCGAGGTGTACTCTGCTATCGCTCTGGAAGAGGATGTTGCTACTGCCAGCGCTTCTGAAGGTCAGGGCTAATCTGCAAAATTCAAAATGGGAGTGGAAATGAATGAATAAGTGGTATGGAAAGGTCGGGTATATTGAGACTGCCGAAATAGAACCCGGCATCTGGGATGAGCAGGAGACAGTCCGTGAGTATTACGGTGAATGGGCTAAGAAATCTAGCAAATTCGTAGTTTCCGGCGATGTGAATGATGATCGGGATGTATCTGCTGAACTTAGTATCGTGGCTGATTCATATGCTGATCTTCATTTCTACTCCATTAGATATGTTGAGTTTGGAGGCGTCAAATGGAAAGTCAACACTGTTGAGCCTAGACGCCCTAGACTTATCTTATCTCTCGGAGGTGTATATAATGGCTGATCGTCTAGAGCTTCAGAGTTTGCTAGAAAAACTTCTAGGTAGTAACAATGTATATTATAAGCCTCCGGAATCTATAAAGATGCAGTACCCAGCAATCAAGTACTCTAAACAGACAATTAGAAGCACTCATGCTAATGATAGAAAGTACTCTATGAAAGATTGCTACCAACTCATAGTGATTGCTAAATTGCCTGATAATCCAGTTATTAAGAAACTGCTTGAGCTGCCGTATTGCAGCTATGATCGGTATTATGTTGCCGATAATCTAAATCACGATGTATTAACAATCTATTATTAAAGGAGGACAATATTATGTCTAGACTCACTTGGGATAATAATGGTGAACGTCTGTATGAGACTGGCGTAAAGCAGGGTGTGCTTTATCCTATCCAGGCTGATGGCAAGTACAGTAAGGGTGTGGCTTGGAATGGCCTAACTGCCGTTACCGAAAGCCCCTCTGGTGCAGAAGCGACTGCTCTGTATGCAGATGACATTAAGTATCTTAACCTGATCTCTAATGAGGAGTTCGGCGCAACCATCGAAGCTTATACTTACCCTGACGAGTTTGCAGAATGTGATGGCTCTGCTTCTCTGGTAGATGGTGTAACGCTTGGCCAGCAGAAGCGTAAGACCTTTGGTCTGTGCTATCGTACCTCTCTTGGTAACGACGTAGATGGCAACGACTATGGTTATAAGCTTCATCTGGTTTATGGCTGTTTGGCAGCTCCTTCTGAGAAGGCCTATGCAACCATCAATGACTCTCCTGAGGCTATTACTTTCTCTTGGGAGGTTAGCACTACTCCTGTTAGTGTCGCAGGTTTCAAGCCTACTTCTCAGATCACTATCGATTCCACCAAGGCTGATAAGGCTAAGCTGACTGCACTTGAGGATATTCTTTATGGCAAGGATGGAGAGACTACTGAGGGCGCTGGTCCTCGTCTGCCTCTGCCTGACGAGATCAAAACCCTGATGGCTAAGGGTTAATAACCGATCCAAATATTTAGGAGCTGTATTCAGTTAGGCTGGCAGCTCCTTTTGTTATCATCCAAAAATTACAACACTACAATTTATAATTTGAAAAGGAGAATTTTTTATGATTAAGAAGACTATTACTTACACTGATTACAATGGCGTAGAGCGCACTGAGAATTTCTACTTTAACCTGTCCAAGGCTGAGGTTATGGAAATGGAGATGACCGCAGAGGGTGGTATGGCCGAGTCTATTCAGAAGATTGTTGACGCCAAGGACGCACCTTCTATCATTCGTGTCTTTAAGGATCTTGTTCTTAATGCCTATGGTGTTAAGAGCGACGACGGTCGTCGATTCATGAAGACTAAGCCTGACGGTTCTCGTTATGCTGACGACTTCAAGGAAACTGAAGCTTATTCTCAGATCTTCATGGAGCTTGCTACTGATGCTGATGCTGCTGCTAAGTTTGTTAACGGCATTGTTCCTGCTGATCTGGCCCAGAAGGCTGCGCTGCCCAACGCCTGACTATACAGATAATGGAGAGATGAGAAGTGCTTACAATTGAAATACCTATAAGCCCTGAGGGATGGGACGAGGCTAAACAAGAGTTTGTCGAATCTAGAACACAAACTCTGCAGCTGGAGCATTCTCTCATCTCTCTTTCAAAATGGGAGTCGAAATGGCATAAACCATTCCTCTCGACAAAAGAGATGACCGATGAAGAAACTCTCGATTACATAAAGTGTATGACACTTACTAAGAATGTCAAACCCGATGTGTATAATCACATAACTCGTGAAAACATGAATGAGGTTGTGAATTATATCGGTGATCCTATGACAGCAACAACTTTTTACAAAGATAATAAAGGCGCCAATAATCGAGAAACCGTCACCTCTGAACTCATCTACTACTGGATGATAGCCTCAAATATCCCCTTTGACCCATGCCAGAAATGGCACCTCAACCGCCTCATAACTCTCATTAGAGTTTGTGGAATTAAGAATACTCCTCCTAAGAAACGAAGCAGGCGAGAAATTATGAGCAGGAATGCTGCTTTGAATGCCGCCCGCAGACAACAAATGAATTCGAAAGGATGAATGTTAGCATGACTGATAATAAAACGACTGATGAGATCCTGGCTGAAGAGCTTTCCGAAGAGGCTCTCGCAGAACTTTCTAACAATAAAGGAGATGAAGATTAATGGGGTTCACGAATAGTTCGCTTGTTAATTATACAAGAATTTCGCCTAACCGGACTAGAAACCGGAATCATGCAATTGACACAATTACTATTCATTGCGTAGTTGGTCAGTGCTCCGTAGAGACTCTTGGCAGTATCTTTGCTCCCACGAGCAGACAGGCTTCTTCCAACTATGGCGTTGGTACTGATGGTCGGATTGGCATGTATGTAGAAGAGAAGGATCGCTCCTGGTGCAGCTCCTCTGCTTCCAATGATCATAGAGCTGTTACCATTGAGGTTGCTTCTGACACATATGCTCCGTATGCCGTTAATAGTAAGGCATATGCCTCCCTGATTAATCTTGTGGCAGATATCTGCAAGAGAAATGGTATTAAGGAGCTTAAATGGAGAGCTGATAAGTCTCTCATTGGTCAGGTTAACAAACAGAATATGACTGTTCATAGATGGTTCGCTTCTACAAGTTGCCCTGGTGAATATCTCTATAGCAGAATGGGCGATATTGCTTCCAAGGTTAATGCGAAGCTGCATCATGGCACAGCTAGCAATTCAACCAGACCTGTCACCCCCAGACCTAACGATTCCACTGGGTCTGTCAAGGTTGGCGACGTGGTTAATATTGTAGCAGGTGCTACCTATTACAATGGCGTTGCTATTCCTTCGTGGGTAGCTAAAAAGCAGTGGATCGTTAAAGAGGTTAAGGGTGACAGAGCGGTAATCGACAAGAGTGTCGATGGTGCAAACTCAATCAACAGCCCCATTAGCACTAAGTATCTGAGTGTCGCGAAGGCTGCAGCTGCATCTTCCGCCACAAAATCATTCCAGGTTCGCGTCGATAGCACTTGCCTGAACATTCGAAAGGGCCCCGGTACAAACTATGCAAGAACCGGTGATTTCACTGGCAAGGGCGTGTTCACTATTGTCGATGTTAAGCAGGGCGAAGGCGCTAAATACGGCTGGGGCAAACTGAAATCTGGTGCTGGCTGGATTAGCCTCGACTATACGAAGTATGTATAAGGAGTAAAAATTCAAAATGATTAGTTTCAGACAAAAGGGTGACTTCTCTAAACTCAATCGTTACTTCGAAAGAGTTAAAGAGGCTGCCCGTGTAAGTGTCCTTGACAAATACGGTCAAGCAGGAGTAGCTGCCCTTTCGTCTGCAACACCTGTCGATTCAGGTGAAACAGCTAATTCGTGGTTTTATGAGATAGAACACACGAGTACGTCAGCTACTATTACTTTTTGTAACTCGCATATCAACAAAGGAGTTCCGATTGCTATTATTTTACAGTATGGGCACGGAACAGGAACTGGAGGTTGGGTCGAAGGGAGAGATTATATCAACCCCGCGATCCAGCCCGTTTTCGATAAGATCACAAGCGAAGCATGGGAGGAGGTCACTAAGATATGAGTAAAACTGTTGATGAAAGAGTCGTAGAGATGCGATTCGACAATAAGAATTTCGAATCTAATGTCGCGACTTCCATGTCTACGCTCGAAAAATTTAAGCAGAAATTAAAGTTCGATGGCGCCACTAAAGGCTTGGAAGATATTAATTCTGCATCTAAGAGAGTTAATATGTCCGGTCTCGGGAGTTCTGTTGATGCTGTTAGCGCAAAATTCTCAGCACTCCAAGTAATGGGCGTCACAGCACTTGCAAATATTACAAATTCCGCAGTTAATGCTGGTAAAAAGATTGTGTCGGCTCTAACTTTAGATCCTGTTAAATCAGGTTTTCAAGAGTATGAGACTCAGATGAACGCTGTTCAGACTATTTTGGCTAATACCCAAAAAGAGGGCACCAATGTCGCAATAGTTAATAAAGCTCTTGATGAGTTGAATACATATGCCGATAAGACTATTTATAACTTCACTGAGATGACCCGTAACATCGGTACATTTACAGCTGCTGGTGTAAAACTAGATACCTCAGTTAATGCTATTAAAGGTATTGCTAACTTAGCAGCTGTATCTGGTTCGACCTCACAGCAGGCTTCTACGGCAATGTATCAGCTATCTCAGGCTTTGGCAGCCGGTAAAGTTCAGCTTATGGACTGGAACTCGGTTGTTAATGCTGGTATGGGCGGTCAGGTATTCCAGGATGCGCTTATTAGAACGTCTGAGCATCTAAAGACTGGCGCTAAAGAAGCTATTAAAACTTATGGAACATTCAGAGAAAGTTTAACAAAGGGCGAATGGCTTACTACCGAAGTGTTGACAGAGACCCTCAATCAGATATCCGGAGCGTATTCAAAAGCAGATCTTATTGCTCAGGGATATTCTGAGGCACAAGCCGAGGAAATTGTCAAGTTAGCTGACACTGCAACCGATGCGGCTACTAAGGTTAAAACATTCACTCAGCTAATCGATACTTTAAAGGAAGCTCTTGGCTCTGGCTGGACTAAAACTTGGCAGTTAATCGTTGGAGACTTTGAAGAAGCTAAAGAGCTGTGGACTAGTGTCAGTGATGTCCTGGGTGGTTTTATACAGAAATTCTCCGATGCTAGAAATACATTAATCGAAAGTGCCTTAGGCAAGGGTTTTGCAAGCTTGTCTGAAAAGATGCGCAATATTCTTGAGCCTGCTAAAAAAGCGGCAGAAACAGTACAGACTGTTAAAGAGTCAATAAGTGATCTTGGGTCTGTTGTCGATGATGTAATTCTTGGCAAGTTTGGAAATGGTAAAGAGCGATTTGACGCACTAACTGAGTCTGGATATAACTGGTGTAAAGTACAGAATCAGGTAAACGAAAAGTTGGGTAATACTTTCCGTTACACTGAAGATCAGATTGCCGCACAAGATAAATTACTGGGGTCTCAAGAAAAGACAACCGAGGCCACTAGTGAAGCGTCCGAGGAGACCAGCAAACTTAGCGACGTCGAGAAAAGGCGACTCGTAATGCTTGCTAGTCTATCGGATGAGCAGTTACGTTCCAAGGGGTATACAGAAGAGCAGATAGCGGCTTTCAATGAATTGAGAGATACTGCCGATAAGCTCGGTATACCTCTTAAAGATTTTATAATGAATTTGGATGAAATTAATGGTCGTTGGATACTATTAGATTCATTTAAGAATATAGGAAGAGCATTACTCAAAGTTTTTCAAGCACTTGGTGGGGCATGGAGAGAAATATTTCCCGCTATGAGTGCTGATAATCTGTTCGACATTATAGCCGGATTCCATAAGTTTACATCGATGCTTATTCTTAATGATGAGCAAGCCGAAAATCTCCAGCGGACCTTTAAAGGTTTATTCGCAGCGCTAGATATTATTAAAACTCTGGTCGGTGGTGGCCTAAGCATTGCCTTTAAAGTTTTATCTGCTGTTCTAAATGCGTTTGATCTTGACATCCTCGACGTTACTGCAAGCATTGGTGATGGTCTGGTTGCATTCCATGATTGGTTGCTTGAAGGCAATGCTCTTTTCAAAGCGGTCAATGGATTTATAAACAAGCTTCCAGGGTTTATTGCGCAAATCAAGGAATGGTTTAACGCTTTCAAGGAGACACCTGCTGTCCAGAAACTTGTTACTGCTATTGAGGCCATTCATTCGGCATTTACTAAGCTAACAAGTGGCGATATCAGCCTTGGTGAGTTCGCTGCATCTCTTGGTGAAAATTTAGCGAGAGCAGTAACATCTCTACCTGGAATTGCACTCCAGGTTGGCAAAGATTTTATCGCAGGATTTCAAAATGGAATTAGTGATAGTGTCACCGGAGTCATTGATAGTATTGTAAACTTTTGCATTAATTTTGTGAATGGCTTTAAGGAAGCACTAGGAGTTCATTCTCCTTCCTGGAAGGCATATGAGACTGCCACTGACTTCTTCCAGGGCTTTATTAACGGCGCTCTAGCCATGATCGGAAATGTTGTATCGGTCCTCAAATCAATCGGTAGCAAAATTGTAGAAGTCTTTAAGAGCCTCTGGGACTATATTACTGATGAAAGTGGAAATATTGAATGGGGTAAGTTGTTCGCAGGCGGAGCAATAGTTGGCATGATTTTAGCCCTGAAGCAACTTGCTGATGCATTTAGTTCAATAGCAGGTGTCTTTGATGGTGTGGGAGATCTTCTTTCCGGTGCTGGGAAAGCACTAAAGAGCTTCAGTAAAGTTCTCAATGGTGTCGCCTGGGATCTAAAAGCAAAAGCTTTATTAAAAATGGCCATTGCAATTGGTGTTCTTGTAGCTGCTATTTGGGTTCTTACTACGATTGATGATCCGGCAAAACTCTGGCAAGCAGTTGGTATTATTGTGGTACTTGCTGGTGTACTCATTGGATTGTCCGTTGCGATGGACAAATTAGGATCTGCGTCAGTTGCTGTCAATGGAAAAGCCAAGACCCTAAACATTAAGGGTATACAAAATTCCGTTATGCAAATCGGCATCGCACTACTATTACTAGCAGCAACAGTCAAAATCATCGGTGGTATGGATGCCGATGAGATGAAACAAGGTTTTATCGGCCTTGCTGGTATGGCAGTTGGAATGGTTGTATTTCTGGCTGCGATTGGAAAAATCTCCAAATATTCAGGCGACGTTGATGGTATCGGCAGCATGATGAAAAAACTTGCAGTTGCTATGATACTAATGGCAATTGCATGCAAACTTATCGGTATGCTATCTGCAGAGGAAATGCTACAGGGCGCTGCTTTTGCTGCTGGGTTTGCGATCTTCGTGATGGCCATTACTAAAGTCGCTAAATCTGCTGGCAATAATGTGAGTAAAGTGGGCGGCATGGTTCTGAAATTAACAGTCGCTATGATACTAATGGTTGCATTTTGCAAACTGGTCGGTATGTTATCCGCAGAAGAAATGCTAAAAGGTGCTGCTTTCGCCGCTGGGTTTATAATATTTGTTGCAGCGCTTGTTAAGGTAACTAAAATCGGAAAGAAACAACAGCTAGCAAAACTCAGCGGTCTTGTCCTCAGTATTTCAGTTTCCCTATTGCTTCTGGTTGGAGTTTGCAAACTGGTCGGTATGTTATCCGCAGAAGAAATGATTAAAGGCGGCATATTTGTTGCAGCCTTTGCTATATTGCTTAAGGTGTTAGTGAGCATTCTTACTATTGGTAGTGAGCAAAAAATGGCTAAAGTTGCTAGCACTATATTAGCAATGTCCGTTGCCATTGCGATTTTGGCTGGTGTATGTATTTTACTTAGTTTCATGGATGTGGCTAGTTTAGCCAAGGGTATTGTAGCCGTTGGCTTACTCAGTGCTATGATGACTATTATGATTAAGAGTCTCAAAGGTGCACAAAATGTAAAAGGCGCTATCCTAATGATGGCTATTGCCATAGGTGTAATGGCTGCTTCTATTGTAGCACTATCATTTATTGACACTAAGAGTCTAGCCTCTGCAGCTGGGGCAATGACCGCCGTCATGTCCGCTTTTGCTCTGATGATTAAGAGTATGAAGGGGCTTAAAGATGCTAAGATTGGTCCACTTATTGCTCTAACCGGAGTTGTTCTTGTTCTTGCTGGAATTATTTACATACTTCAAGATGTCGATCCAGTATCTGCCATTAGTTCAGCAGGATCACTGGCTGTGCTGATGCTAGCCATGGCAGTTGTGCTTAAGATTCTCAATACTATAAGCGGTAGTATAGGCAACTCTCTGAAAGGCATAGTTGCCTTAACATTACTGGCAGTGCCATTATTAGCGTTCGTTGGCGTTTTAGCTCTTATGAGTAACGTAGATAACGCCATATCTAGCGTGGAAGCTTTGACAATATTAGCCGGAGTATTGACTTTGTTATTAATACCGTTAGCACTAATTGGTAACTTTATTGGGCCTGCTATGCTTGGTGTATTGTCACTGACTGCGATGGCTGTGCCACTACTTGCGTTCATCTTAGTACTGAAGCAAATGGACGGTATTGAGGACGCGTCTGGAAAGATCACATCCTTGGTCACAATGATGACTGCAATGACTTTACTACTTGCTGTGCTTGCGGTTGTAGGGTTGGGTGGACCGGCTGCGATTATAGGAATTGGTTCATTAGTTGTCTTGTTTGCTGCAATTGGTGGTTTGGCAGTCGCCGTTGGAGCTTTGATGGAGAAGTTCCCAAGTATTCAGAAATTCCTTGATACAGGTCTCCCAGTGCTTGAGCAATTAGCCGGTAGTATTGGTACCATGATTGGTAAATTCATCGGCGGCATTGGCGAAGGTTTAAGTGACAGCTTGGTCAAAATGGGGGAAGATATAGCGGCTTTTATGGACCAACTAGCAGTCGCCAGCGATAACGCTTCGGGCATCAAGGGCGAATCCTTTGATGGTGTGAAGCAATTAATGGGTGTTATGGGCGATATAGCGCTAACTACTGTTGGAACAACCATCGGCGATATCTTCACTCTTGGCGGAACTTCCATGGAGAAATTCCAAACTGATGGTGTAGCATTCTTTGAAGCTATGAAAGCAATTGGCGAAGCATCTGTTGGTGTGACTGTTAATGAAGAATCTATGAACTCAGTTATAACTATGGCTTCTAAACTAGTAGAATTGCAGTCTAGTCTCGAACCAATAGGAGGCGTGATAACCTGGTTCACAGGTAGAGACGACCTTGGTACATTCGGCGATAATGTAGGACAATTTATGTCCTCTATGACGACTGCTTTGGGCTCTTTGGATGGATTCACTTTCAATGAAGAAGCAATGACTGGAATAATCACAGCTTCTACAAATTTAGCTACACTACAATCTAGTCTCGAACCAATAGGCGGTGTTATAACCTGGTTTACTGGACGTGACGACCTAGGTACTTTTGGGCTTAATGTTGGCGCATTCATATATTCCATGAAAACTGCTTTTAGTTCTCTCGATGAGGTGGAGTTTAACACCGAAGCTATGAATTCTATAGTTAATGCTGCAACTAGCCTTGCGAATCTTCAATCTAGTCTTGAGCCTATAGGAGGCGTGATAACCTGGTTCACAGGTAGAGACGACCTTGGTACATTCGGCGTTAGTGTGGGTCAGTTCATATTTTCAATGAAAACTGCTCTAGGCTCCTTGGAGGGTGTAACTTTTAACGAAGAAGCGCTTACCTCAATTATCACAGCAGCTACAAAACTAGGGACTTTGCAAGAAAGTCTTGAACCTATTGGCGGTGTAATAAGTTGGTTTGTGGGCAGAGATGATCTCGGTACTTTTGGCATTAGTGTAAGCCAATTCATAGGTTCTATGAAGACCGCTCTATCTACATTAGATGGCGTTACACTCGATGAAGAAGCGCTGACTTCTGTAATCACTGCAGCTGAGAGACTCGCCAGCCTTCAATCCACCCTCGAACCCATGGGCGGTGTCGTAAGTTGGTTCACAGGCAGGGATGATCTTGGGACGTTTGGTACTAATGTCGGTCTGTTTGCCGATGGAATGGGGAAACTTAAAACCGGTATGGGCGAAGATGGTATCTCCGAAGATGTAGTCACCTCTGTTACTAATGCCGGTAACGCGATAATCGCATTGCAAAAGGCTCTCCCGGAAGAAGGCTGGTTCGATGGCAAGATGAACCTTAGCGAGTTCTCTGACTATGTAACTGACTTTGGAACAGCCATGTCGACCTTCAGTTCGAAAGCGACAGAAATTGATTCCGGCATGGTATCGACTTGTATAAACACTGCTTACAAGATTAAGAATCTGATAGAGTCTCTTGTCGACCTAGACACTAGCGGCGTTGAAACATTCACCGGTATTGGTACTGGTGGTATCGGTGCGGATGGCCCGGCTTATGACATTGCACGAGCGATTGCCAAGTTTAGCGATAAAGTCGCCGATATTGACACGGGAGCTGTAACAGTAGCCGTAAGTGCCGCTACGAGATTGAAGTCGTTAATTGCTGGTCTTGTTGGGCTCGACACTAGTGGTATAGAGAACTTTAAACCTGGCAAGATTGCTGATCAAATAAAGAATTACTCCGATAAAATCGCTGGCATAAACACCTCTACAGTCTCCACCTCAATCTCCTGTGCGAACCGGTTGAAGAGTTTCATCTCTAGTTTGTCTGGATTAGATACTAGTGGTGTCAGCAAATTCAAACCAGGAACCGTTGGATCTGCTTTAAACGCATATTCTTCATCAATCTCCGGATTCAATACCGAGAGTGTTAACGGTTCTATTAACACAGCTACTCGGCTGAAAAACTTTATCAATAGTTTAGCTGGCATTAACACTACTGGTGTTAGCAGTTTTAAAGCAGCAGTAGATGAGCTGAGCACGGTTAACATTGATGAAATGGTTAAAACCTTCTCTGGGGCGTCCACTAAAATGTTAAAATCTGGTGCTGATATGATCACTGGACTAACCAAAGGAATGCAATCTAAGCTACCTGTAGTGAAATCGGCTACACTTCGTATTCTAACATCAACGATCAGCGAATTACGCAAAGTCGTTCCTAAGTTTGAAGCTGCTGGTGGAGCTATGATCACAAGAATGTCTGGCGGTATGACTAGCAAACGAAGCACATTAAGCGCTGCTGTAGCGTCTTGTCTTTCCAGTGCAGTATCGTCTATGCGTAGCTATTATTACACGTTCTACAACGCAGGGTCTTATCTAGTTGCAGGTTTCGCAGCGGGTATTAGTGCTAGTTCGTACTTAGCTGTTGCTAGAGCAAGAGCCATGGCAAATGCTGCTGCTCAGGCTGCTAAGGCCGCATTGGACATCAATTCTCCTTCTAAGGTCTTTAAGAAGATAGGTTACTCTGTACCTGAAGGATTTGCAATGGGTATTGATAAGATGTCTGGTATGGTTAAGAAATCGTCTGTAGCTATGACTAATACGGCTCTTAATGGAACTAAGCAGGCAGTTGCTGGTATAGCTGAGATGATGTCCATTGACGCTGATTACCAGCCTACTATTAGGCCGGTGCTTGATCTCAGTGATGTTGAATCTGGCGCAGGCTCAATTGCATCTATGTTCAACAGTAGTCCTTCTATTGGCATTAACAGTAATCTTAGAGCTATTGGTTCTATGATTAACGAAAATAGTCAAAATGGAAGTAACGATGATGTTGTATCTGCTATTGACAAGCTTCGCAAGGGTCTCGATAATGTCGGTAATACTACATACACGATCAACGGCGTTACCTATGATGACGGAAGCAATATCCATGATGCAATGAGCGCAATCGTTAGACAGGCAAGAATCGAAAGGAGGGTGTAAAATGCCAAATGTTACAAATCTTAAGATAGCCGCACAAACTGGGGCTAGCAATACCTATTATGCAACGTGGGATTTCAAAGAAACGATAACAAAAAAAGTAGACAACACGTCTAATAATGGAATAGCCGCCGGCGATTGGGTAACTATTAAGTCAGGAGCGACATATTATAATGGCGTTTCTATTCCTTCCTGGGTATTCAATGAAACCTGGAAGGTAGTGCAAGTCAACCGAGGTGATCGTGCTGTACTTGGTAAAAATAAAACAGGTAAGTACGATATCCAAAGTGCCATAAGTACAAAATATTTAACAGGTGGGTCCTCCTCTTCAGGGGGGTCCACCACAACGGAGGAAACTACAAATTACCTTGATCATTTTCAGGTAACTTGGTATTATGCCACCGGTGACGGTCTTTGGTTCCAAGCAAGTGAATCAGATGTAAAAATTAAGCAGTCTATATACAATGCTCCTTCAAATGCATATCGCGTCAAAGTTTCTGTAAAACCCGTGTCCCAAACGCATAAGGTTAATGACGAGGATGTCGCATATTGGACAGGAACCACTGTTTCTATAGATTATTACATGGCAGGTGATCCTCCAGAAACCCCAAGCGCCCCCACTGTAAAAATCGAAAAATATAGACTTACGGCTACCCTTGATAATATTTCAGATAGTAAGACCGACCAAATAAAATTCGAAGTGTATAGTGGGACATCTAAAGTAAGTACGGGAACCGTTAAAGTAGAATTGAAAAGAGCTAGCTATACATGTAACATATCTGCCGGAAGAGACTATCGAGTTCGATGTATGGCTATAAATGATGGCGCAGCGGGTTATCGATATAGTAGTTGGAGTGAATTTTCCACCAGTACAGGAACCGCCCCAAATACTCCACAACGTATACTAACCCTTATTGCATTATCAGAAACATCCGTGCAAGTTTCATGGAAAAAAAGTACGAACGCTAAAAATTATGAGGTTCAGTATACTACCAAAAAGACATATTTCGATACTGCCAGTAGCGAAGTGCATTCAGTTACTGTAGAAGCTATCGATACTGAAACCATAAAAGCAACTGCTATAGTTACGGGACTTGAAACAGGACAAGAGTATTTCTTTAGAGTTAGAGCAACAAATGATGAGGGCGAGTCTGGATGGTCAGGAATAAAGTCGGTTATTCTTGGCAAAGCCCCCGCCGCTCCTACTACATGGTCATCGACTACTACTGCCATTGTTGGAGAAACGTTGCTGCTCTACTGGGTCCATAATGCAGAAGATGGTTCTTCTGAAACGTATGCCGAGTTAGAAATGTATGTTGATGGTGTCAAAGAAACGCATACTATCCAAAACAACGCTCCCGAGGATGATAAGGATAAAACGAAATACTACGAAGTGAATACCTCGAGTTACTCGGAAGGAGCTGCTATCCAATGGCGTGTGAGAACTGCTGGGGTTACTAAAACATATGGTGATTGGTCTGTCCAGAGAACCGTAGATATCTATGCTCCAGCTACATTGGATCTTAATGTAGTTGACGCTAATGGTAACAATGTTTCTACGGTAACATCTTTTCCTTTCTATATTTCAGCTACTGCTGGACCAGCAACACAGCTTCCAATAGGCTATCATGTATCCATCACTTCTGACGAAGCATATTCTACAGTTGATAGCATTGGCGATCCAAAGATTGTTAATGCAGGCGAAGCAGTATATTCCAAATATTTCGACGCTACTGAGCTGATGCTTGAGTTATCTGCAAATAATGTAGATTTGAATACTAACACAAATTATACAGTAACATGTGCAGTTTCCATGGATTCTGGCTTAAGAACTGAGGGATCCGTACAGTTTAGCGTATCTTGGACAGAACTCGCGTATGAGCCAGACGCTGAGATAGGCATCGATACCAACACATATTCTGCTTATATAAGCCCTTATTGTATAGATGATGAGAGTGGGTCGCCTATTAGTGATGTACTGTTATCAGTCTATCGTAAAGAGTTTGATGGTACGTATACTGAGATAGCTGAGGGAATTGAGACTACTGCTAGCACGTTCATTGTTGACCCTCATCCAGCACTCGATTATGCTAGATATCGAATTGTCGCTACTTCTAAATCTTCCGGAGCTGTTAGTTACTATGATCCTCCTGGCTATCCAGTTAAGGGAAAATCTGTAATTATTCAATGGGATGAGGAGTGGTCTAATTTTGATGCCCAAAATGGCGAAGAATTAGAGAGTCCTCCATGGACTGGTTCCATGCTCCAAATTCCATATAATATTGATGTGTCCGATAGTAGTAAACCTGATGTAGCGCTCATCAATTACATTGGTAGAGAAAATCCGGTTAGTTACTATGGAACACAAATTGGATCTACCTCATCTTGGAATGTTGAAATTCCAAAAGAGGATAAAGATACTTTATATGCATTTCGGAGACTGGCTCGATGGATGGGAGATGCATATGTTCGAGAGCCTTCTGGTAGTGGTTATTGGGCAAATGTTGTCGTGTCTTTCAGCCAAAAGCACTGCGAGCTAACAATTCCAGTGTCATTATCTATCACAAGAGTGGAGGGCGGTATCTAATGATTGATTGGTTAAAATCAATGAACCAAACATTTGAGTATTATGTTGTCGACCCTGGAACTTGGAAAGATAGCAAAAAACTCGACACAGTAAAATCTTGCACTATTACAAGAGATGCTGAAGCTGAGACGTTAGGTTCTGCCACCATTGACGTAACGGATTTGATTGAGGAATCGTATATCCGAGTTTATCTTGTTGCAGTTCAAAATGGAGTAACAAGCCGATATTCATTAGGTACATTTCTTGTTCAAACCCCTTCATCGTCATTTGATGGTAAAAAACGCGATTCCTCACTTGATGCGTACACCCCTTTAATTGAACTCAAAGAAAATCCTCCTCCTCTCGGATATTCTATACTTAAAAATGAAAACATCCTCGATAATGCATATTTGCTTTGCAGAGAGCATGTTAGAGCTCCTGTTGTAAAAACCTCTTCCGACGACAAGTTGTATAACGATTTTATTGCAAATACTGACGATACATGGATGTCATTCCTAAATGATTTACTAGCTAATGCAAAATATTATTTCGATCTTGATGAAATGGGTCGTGTCTTGTTTGCTCCTAAGCAGGACACGGCCTCTTTGCAACCTGTATGGGAGTTCAACGATGATACAAGTTCTATATTATACTCTGATCTTAGTATGGAACATGACTATTACGGAATTCCTAATATTGTAGAAGTAGTTTACTCTAAAGGCAACGATTTTTATTATGCAAAGGTTGTTAATGATGATGAAAATAGCCCAACATCCACAGTGAATAGAGGGAGAGAAATACTTCATAGAGTTAATAATCCAGGCTTTGCTGGAGAACCAACTAAGAAACAGATCGAAGAATATGCTAGACAAACGCTTAAAACCCTATCAGCCGTTGAATATACGATTACCTATACACATGGGTATTGTCCTGTTCGTGTAGGAGATTGTGTTCGTCTCAATTATTCCAGAGCTGGTGTTAATGGTGTTAAAGCAAGAGTTATAAGCCAATCTATAAAATGCGAGTCAGGGTGCCCAGTAACAGAAAAAGCTGTATTCACTATGAAATTGTGGGGTGATGATTCTTGGACCTAAGTAGTGAGCTGATATCTCAATTTGTAAAGGCTACAAAAGATGACAAAAAATCGAAAACCGGAACCACTGTAACCGGCACAACGGTTGAGTATAACGGCAAAACATATGTAAAAATCGATGGCTCTGAACTATTAACCCCAGTTACAACCACCGCAGCTATCAAAGATGGCGAAAGGGTTACTGTAACAATTAAAGATCATTCCGCAACTGTTACGGGTAATCTTACTGCTCCAGCAGCAAGAAACTCTGATGTACAAGAAATCGGTAATAAAATTTCAGAGTTTGAGATTGTGGTAGCTGATAAAGTTAGTACTAAGGACTTTGATGCTCAGACGGCTAGAATTGACACGCTTCAAGCCGAGAATGTGACCATCAAAGGTCGTTTGGATGCTAGTGAAGCCTCTATCGGAGAACTGGAAACAGACAATGTAACCATTAAGGAAACGTTAACCGCCAATAAAGCATCTATCGATAATCTTGAAGCTACCAAAATTAGCGCCGAAGTTGCAGATGCCAAGTACGCCACCATCGAAAATTTAGAGGCTGCTAATGCTGATATCTACAATCTGAATGCTAATTATGCTAGTTTCAAGACTACGACGACTGACAAACTCACAGCAATCGATGCAAGTATCACTGACTTAGATACCAAAAAGCTTAATGCGGAAGATGCTGAGATTAAATATGCTAACATTGACTTCTCTAATATTGGCAAAGCTGCAATTGAATATTTCTATGCACAGTCGGGCTTAATTAAGGATGTAGTCGTTGGCGATGGCACGATCACTGGCGAGTTAGTCGGTGTAACTATTAAAGGCGACTTGATCGAAGGTAATACTATCAAAGCTGAGAAGTTAGTAATCAAAGGGTCTGACGGCCTTTACTACAAGCTTAACACTGATGGCGTTACGACTGAAGCTGAGCAGACTAATGAAAACAGTCTTGATGGCAGCCATATCATGGCAAAGAGTATTACGGCAACCAAAATAGATGTGAAAGATCTTGTAGCTTTTGATGCAACCATTGGCGGATTCAAGATTACCTCAGATGCAATATATTCTGGGGTAAAAGAAAGTCCTACGAATACCACTAGGGGTATTTATATGGATAATACTGGTCAGCTTTCGATCGGTGATGCCAATAATTTCCTTAGGTATTACAAAGATCAAAATGGAGCTTATAAATTAGAGCTCTCCGCCAATAGCATAACTATGTCAACTGGCGGATCTACAATTGAAGATGAGCTCAGTAGTATCAAAGACGAAATGGCAACAATAAAGGATGAGGTCACTACATCGTTACGTATTGAATCATCTAAAGGTACCGTTTTCAAGAGTGATCAGGTTTCCACAGTGTTATCAGCCGTTATATACAGAGGAAGCCAAAGAATCACGGATATGCAAACATTAAAATCGGTAATGGGGGATAGTGTATATTTAGAATGGAGCTGGCAGCGTCTTAATGATGAACAATTTTGGGTTGTATCTTCGGATGACCAACGTATTGGAAACGATGGATTCACCCTCACTCTCAGTCCTAATGACGTAGATACAAAAGTAACATTCATGTGTACACTTAACGACGCGTAAAGGAGAGAATATTATGGCTATAAAATCGGCCGACCAAATAACGATAATTGACGTTACCGATGCATATTCGGTGATGTTGACAAGTGAGGCATATACATTTGTAGGAGGTACAAACGGATCTTCTACAGGAGCTAGTTGTACCACAGAGGCCGTGGCATTTTGCGGAACGAACCGTTGTTCCTCTGTAACTGTGGCAGCTGCGGATATTACTTGTCCTGCTGGTATTTCGGCTACAGTCGAGAATAGCGGCACATCGGCAGTTAAGATCACGTTTGTTACTACTGCTGCAATAACCGCAGCTTGCGAAGCTACTATCCCTGTTGTCGTTGATGGTATCACAATGAACAAAAAGTTTTCATTTGCAGTAGCTAAATCTGGTGCTAGTGGAACCTCTGTAACGGTTAAATCCACTTCTGTCACATACCAGGCAGGTACTAGTGGCACAACAAAGCCGACTGGAACTTGGTCTACATCTGTTCCGTCGGTTAGCGCTGGACAGTATTTGTGGACTAAGACTGTGGTTACATATTCTGATGGTAAATCCACGGAATCGTATAGCGTGTCCTATCAGGGTTCCAATGGCACTTCTGTAACAGTTAGCTCTACCTCCGTTACATACCAGGTAAGCTCAAGTGGAACAACTGTGCCGACAGGCACCTGGCAGACTAGTGTTCCTTCCGTTGCAAATGGTCAGTTCCTTTGGACTAAAACATATGTAAAATACTCGGATGGTAAAGAAACAACCTCTTACAGTGTATCTTATAAGGGGACCAATGGTCAGGATGGCGCAGCGGGAGCAGATGCTCTGACACTCACCATCACGTCTTCGAACGGAACAGTGTTTAAGAATAACTCCGGATCTACCATACTCACTGCACATGTTTTCAAGGGTGCTGTTGAGCAGACTATCACAGATGCTGGTGTATGCGGTTCTCTTGGAAGTATTAAGTGGTATAAGCAAGGATCTTCTACCGCTATCAAAACCGCCAAGACACTTACCGTCTCAGCATCGGACGTACAAAATTCGATAGTCTACACCGCCCAACTTGAGTGATAGGAGGGGGTGATGATATGGCTCGGGCAAAGGCAGAAATAACGATAACACACTTAGTAGATATCTCATCAGTAACAAGATATTATTTACTTCAATCATCAACTGTCGCTGCTCCTTCGAAGCCCACAACTCACCCACCTCCTAGTAATTGGACACTAACTGAACCTTCGTATACATCTGGTTCAATAAATACTTTGTATTTTGTTGATTGTACGGTGTTTACGAATGCTAAATTCTCATATTCAGCAGTGTCTAAATCAAGTGCTTACGAGGCAGCAAAAGCAGCCTATAATAAAGCAGCAGCGGTCGAAACTCGTACGACCTCTGCAGAAACACAAATCAGTCAAAATAGAACCGCTATTGAACTAAAAGCAACCAAAACCGACATCACCGCAGTCTCAGAAGGAAATCTTATAGTGAACGGTTTCGGTTTAAACAAAGATAATTACAATTTCTCACAATGGACGTTTAACGGAACTGACAAATGTGACGGTTTTCCATCGTTCACTTATACTGGCGCACCAGCTAGTCCAATCATTCCGCAGTATATAATCCCAATCGACATAACCAGGTCTTATGAGTTTAGTATGTTCTTTAAGGGCGATTCTTCTAAGAAATTATACATTGGATGGGATGAGTTTGACATTGACGGAAAACAGATCTCAGCAACTCACTGTATGGGTTTTGCCGATTCTACAACCACTTTAGCTAGAGAGTTAAAGAATGGTGATACGGTTGTTTATCTAATATCTGCTAATGGATGGATAAACACAACTTATACGCACCAGCTAGGTCTTATATTTTGGAATTACAAAGATAGCACAGGGTATCAGTATCCGGTTGGTGTGTATTCGAGAAATGCTTGGCTCAATCTATACACATTCGACAATGTTAATAAAACAAACAATACCATAACTCTTAAATCTGCTTGGGCTTACGGCACATTCCCAGCAGGTACCTCAGTGTCACAGTCGAACTCCGCTGGCCATAAATATTTTAAGTATCAGAATGCAAGCTACCCTTCGGATTGGACAGAGGTCACTCATGTTATAGCTGGAGACCAGCCTTTGTATACTTTCCAATCGTCAAAGATCAATCAAGCTGCAAAATATGCACGCTTTATAATCTTGCACAATTATGGTGGAGGAACCACAACCTCTACCACCTCGATCTCAAGAGTTAGATTCAGGGATGTTACAACAGACAAAAGCGTTGATCTTGCTCAAGCTACCGCTGATGCGGCACAAGAATCCGTAATAGAGGCAGAGTCATTAATTAGACAACTTGCTGATAATATTTCCATGCTAGTTACAGATGGCAATGGTACTTCTTTGATGACTCAGACAGAGGATGGCTGGGTGTTTAGCACCTCCGACCTTCAAAAGTCAGTAGATGCAGCTTCAGAAGGTCTGGATTCTCTCACTAATGATCTCGGAAGTACGAACAGCACGGTTGGAGTTTTGCAGCAAGCTGTAGATGATCTTGGCGTTCTTAGTGATTATATCGCAATAGGAACTTATGAGGATCAGCCCTGTATCGAATTGGGCGAATCCGATAACGAGTTTAAGTTGCGCATTACAAACACTAAAGTCGTATTCACAGAAGGTTCAAGTATTCTTGCATATTTTACTAACCAGTCGATGCATATCAAGAAGGCTGTCATTGAGGAAGAACTTCAACAAGGCGGCTTTGTGTGGAAGGTAAGAAATAATGGAAACATGGGTCTTGTGTGGAAGGGGGCAAGTAATTAATGGCTACAGTTTATAAATGGACCCCATTCGATGTAGCTCTAGATATTACTGCAACAAAATCTACAGTAACTAGAACTTCTGCTAGTAAGTATACTGTAAAGATCAACGCCTCCTGGGAAACATACTATTCAGGCGCTAAAACTAACTATGGCATGACCGCCTCTTCTGGAGGTGGTAGCGTCACACTGAATCCGTTTGGTACTAAGGCCAGTAGCGGCAGTGGGTCGTTCACAGGAACATATACTATAAGTGGAAATGGTGCAGCTACAAAGACCACCACGGTGACATTCAGAAACTTCAACAATGATAATGGTAGGTCTGCAACCAAGAATGTTAGTTTCAGTGTGTCTGTGCCAGCTTGGACGTCTTATGCGATTAAGTATAATGCTAACGGTGGCAGTGGGGCCCCTGGTAATCAAACAAAGTGGAAAGATCAAACTCTAAAGCTTTCTACTACAAAGCCTACTCGCACGGGTTATTCGTTTCTTGGATGGTCCACTTCGTCATCAGCTACGTCAGCGACTTATTCTGCTGGTGGAAACTATACTGCGAATGCAGCTGCGACGCTATATGCTGTTTGGAAAGCCAATACTTACGTGGTTAAGTATAACGCTAACGGTGGTAGTGGCGCACCAGGAAATCAGACAAAGACCTACGGTAAGACTCTGACACTATCTAGTACCAAGCCAACCCGAACGAACTACAACTTCAAAGGATGGGGTACGTCTGCGTCAGCAACGACAGTGGCATATGCTGCCGGTGGAAGTTACACTGCAAATGCAGCTATAACACTGTATGCAGTATGGCAATTGGCGTATACGAAACCTAGAATAACAAATGTGTCCTCTACCAGATGTGATGCTAGTGGCACGGCAGCCGACGAAGGTCAAAATGGTTTGATTTCATTCAAGTGGGCTTGCGATAAGACCGTATCTTCTATCGAGATTAAGTGGAAAGTATCGACTGGTTCGACTTGGTCAAGCACCACGGTATCTGCTAGCGGTACTAGTGGAACGGCAAGTAAAGTCATAGGTAGTAACGGTCTAAGTATCGAGAATACATATGATATTCGTATAACCGTTTCAGATAGTGGCGGAAGTTCATATGCAATAAGCAGTTTAACCAGTCTTAAATTCTCTATCGATTGTAAGACTGGTGGGGCAGGAGTTGCTTTTGGTAAAGCAGCTGAGCTTAGTAATGTTGCAGATATCGCCTATCAGACTAAGTTTAGTGGCGGCATATTGCAACCTATTCTTGCTGTTGGAACTGATATAAACACTATCCTAACTCCAAATGTATATAGTGGTAGAAACATCACTGATAATGCTTATAGCAACGTTCCGTTTACTAAGGGGACATTTACATTAAGAGTCGAATCTTCTGGACCTAGTGGACAAGTTAAACAAACCATAACAACATGTGATAAAAATATCGCTAGAGTTTGGGAAAGATTCTACTATACTTCTGCCTGGGGTGAGTGGAAATGTGTCTATGATATGGCCGGCACAATACTTTGGTCTGGTGCTTATTACGTAAATGAAAATCAAACGGTAACCTTATCTGAGAAAGTAAGTAAGCAACCTAGCGGCATAAGTCTGGTGTTTTCCGAGTATTACGACGGCGAAGCTAAGAACCAGACATTTATTTCATTCTTTATATCTAAGAAACTGGTTGCTACCCACGCCGGAAAGGGTCACTCATTCATTTTATGTACTAGCAACTTCGGCTATACGGGTACGAAATATTTGTATATTAGTGATGACAAGATTACTGGCCACGCAAATAACGCATTAACAGGTACCGCTGGCACAGGGATAAAATATACAAATAATCGATTTGTTCTTAGATACGTCATAGGTGTCTAAAATTTTTGAACGGGAAAGGACGTCGATTCCATTGGCAAGTAAAGCTTCCGGACAGGTCACAGTTGTAGATATCACAGATGCATATTCTGTGCTTCTGACTAGTGAGTCTTATACTTTTGTTGGCGATACCACTGGTGCTCCGTCGGGGTTGTCTTGCACTACTCAGACAGTTGCTTATTGTGGAACACAGCAGTGTTCTAAAGTAAGTGTTTCAGCCGTAACCTGTCCGGCAGGGATTTCAGCAACGATAACTAACAATAATACGTCGTCTCCTACTATCACCTTTAAGACCACTGCTACTATCACAGCAGCATGTGAAGCTACGATTCCTGTAGTAGTGGATGATGTGACAGTTAACAAAAAGTTCTCCTTTGCGGTAGCTAAGCAGGGGAATGCTGGAAAATCAATCGCAACATTAACAACTAACTACAGTTATACCCAAAGTGATATTGATCGGTATTCCGTAAATGGTTATTCGGGAACGTGGGCTTGTTCAGACACATCAGGAATCAAGGTTGACGATACGATTTTACTCAGGATTACAAATACGTCAAAGAATGGTTATAGCTTTGTTATTGCGAAAGTTACCGCAATACCATCGTCGACATCTATAACGTGTACAAGCCTTGGGTTATTGGACAAAGGAGATACTGGTGATAAAGGATCTACCGGCAAAGGAATTTCTAGTGTAACTCCTCAGTATTATATCTCCACCTCCAAGACTTCTACCACCGGCGGCTCTTGGTCGGATACAGCACCTACAACTATTGAAAAAGGTAAATACCTCTGGACTAGAATGAAGGTGGTTTATACGAATCCATCAAGTACAGAATATACTACCGCCACCTATGACAACATGACTGACTCTAGGATTGAGCAGCTCAAGGATAGTATCACGCTCTCCGTAACAGACGGGACGGTCGGCAACACCGCAAAAATTAAACTCGGAATCGACGACGAAACGCGAGAAGCAAGTATTGACCTAACCGGGGCAGTATCCTTTTCGGATCTGAGCACCGCTGGCAAGACCACTATCAATGGATCTAACATCACTACTGGTACACTATCTGCAGACAGAATCGACGTCGAAGATCTAATGGCCAAACACCTCACTTCCACTGGTGGACTTAGCGTCACTGGAAACTTTGAACTTCAAAATGGTTGGGGGTCTATATCCAAATACTCAGACGCAGAGTACGATGGTTGGTTACAGATTAGTGCCTCTGGTACAACGGGCCTAGGACAACAGGATGGATTAATACGACTCAGACAGGGTTATGTGTATATTGACACTGCTGGTCAAGGTGCCATAGGCAGCGCTGGCATTAAAGTAGGCGGTGGTAGCGTGCGTATTAACGCAAATAAAGTTGTTGATATAGGAGCTCCGACCGTAGAGATTGGCAACACTACGTCAGATTCCACAACGGGCGGCGTTACAATTCACGAGCCAGTCAAAATCTATAAAAATAGCAGTTCAATTGTTTCTCTGTCGGATTACATTCTGTCAGTGGTTGATGGCACGTGGGAGGAGAGTTATTAATGGCAACACAAAGAGAAAAGTTTACCGCAATTGCCAACGCAATTCGTGGAAAGTCTCACCGTACAAGTACAATAGTCGCAAATAACTTTGCTCAAGAGATTTCTAGCTTGCCTATCTATAGTTATCAGATAGCTAACCCATTACAGCATCTAGGTTATTCTAATTTGAACAATGCGTACCACGCCGTAAAAACAGCAATGACGTATTGGAATGCCAAAAACAGTGGCAATGAAACATTTGCATATGTTGATGGTAGTGGTCCGTTAAAGGGTGATACCTCGGCCACACTCAGAAATTCCAGTGGTAATGCGGTTATAGACTGTTCTACTTATATCGGTTTAGTTTTACGAGGGCACGGATACTTATCTAGCCCCTATTATGGCACAACTGCAACGACTTACAATCCTAGGAATATCACTTGCTTAACAGGTTCTCAAACGTGGACCGAACCATATCTTGATTTGCAATCTAGTAGATATTCAGGACCCCCAACATTTCCATGGTATACATATAAAACTAATAACGGAAATTATAGGGCTATCACCGCTTCTGATATTGCGCAATATTATGATAGTATGGGCCTTTTCTGGTATGCAAGCGAAAATCGTTTAACACCGCAGGTTGGAGATCTATGCTTTTTCTATAAAGAGAACGATGATGGAACCCTTACGTATCCAAATCGTTTTCTTGGAATTAGCCATATTGGTATCATGACAAGTCCTGAACATTATCTGAACGCTACCGATTATGCTAGTAGTGGAAATTTGATTAGAACCGCCGTATCAGCCAGAGCGCCGTTTGCTTATGCAAGACCGTTTTATGGAGCTTTAACAGACGGATCTACTACGACGCTTAGCTCAAATGGGATCGATTTGATCCCTAACAATTGGAGCGGCCTTAGACAGGGGTCCTCAACTATTAATAGTGCTACAGTTACGTTAAATGAGAAATCATTTAATATAACAGCAAAGCCTTCTAGTGGTTTTGCACGTGATGTTGTAAGTGCTGGCTGTCCTCTGTATTTACCAGCTGGCACATATCACCTATCGGGAGTTGTCAATAATACCGGTAGTAACACAAAGTATCAACATAGTTATTTTGGAGTCCGTGTTTATGACGCTTCGAGTGGAAATGGTATTACAGGCACAACTACTACTTCTAGTGGGCAGGCGGCATCGGGGCAGTCTGCAACGCAATCTAGGACTCCGGTTTGGGATATTGGTGGCGGCGCTCAGTTTACGCTGTCATCCCCAACATATATACGGCTATCGTTTTACACGTCACGAGCAAACGTAGCATGTGATCCTGTTCTTAAGAAAACATCATAACCCATATAAATATTAAGGAGGTAACACTATGGATTTCACAGTATTAACCGAGCATTTCGTTCTGGTCGTCATGGTTGCTTGTTTGGTACTTGGCTACATTATCAAACACGCTACTTTTCTTAAGAAAATTCCTAACGACGACATCCCCGTAATTCTCGCAGTGTTTGGAGCACTTTTAAATCTGTTGGTAGGAGGTCTCTCCGTAGAATCTGTTGTATATGGTGCAGTAATGGGTCTTTCCTCTACTGGTCTGCATCAGGCGTTTACAAGATTCGTAGAGAACAAAGAAACTGATAAGGGGTGATTCCGATGGAGTTCACGTTAACATCCGGACAAATCATGGGGTTTTGTTCTCTTATAGCAGCTTTATGGGGGATCTGGAAAATTATTAAAGAACTCAAGAAGCCAAACGATGATATGAAAAAGATGGTTGCTGACCACGAGAAGCTCCTTTCTGCAGATGATGCGCGGCTAGAAGAGATTGAAAAGTCAAACAAAATGATTCTTCAAAGTCTACTTGTCATCATTAATCATAACATCACAGGAAATGGTGTCGAGAAAATGAAAGAAGCAAGATCAGATTTGGAAGAGTATTTGATTAATAAGTAAAAAGGTCAAAATGGATGAATATTGCTCGCGTCATTTACAGTCCCTTTTATGGAAGGAGGGATTGATATGACTTATAAGCATATTGAGGCTAGTCGTGAAGCTCGCTTGTGGCTCACCCAGATTGTACTGCCGATTACAGCGGTGGTAATGATGGTGCCTGAGACTCGCAATGCAGCTATGACGAAAGCTAAAGAAGCTAAGCAGTTCATCAAGACCAAGTTTAAGAGATAAAAGGAAAGGGGCTCCGTCATTTCGACAGGGCCTCTTCTTTTTTGACTATGCGTTTCTTAGTTTTATAGTATTGGGTTTTCTTTAAATAGTTGAGTATCTGTTGTTTTAGTTTGTTACTCATCCTAGTTTCTTATCGCCTTTCTTACCAATGATATCGAAGCCATATTTTAATCGTTTAGGAAGCTTGTGATGCTTTCTTCCTTCATAACCTAAAGCATCGTCAATAGCATTCTTAGCGCATCTGTTAGTTCTATACACATTATTGTCTCCAGGTATGCTTATAGTCCATCCGCTCTTATATCCTTCGACCCAATATCCTCTATATTTGAAATCTGCTCTACTAACTGCTGTATCTTTCCATACTATTCTCATTTCTTATTTCCTCCCAAATGTTGATCTATCGGTATTTTTACTTAGTTCTAACATGGTATATATCAAGATGGCGCTGTAAAAACTGCACCATAATGATATATACGAGGGCTAAAAGAATTCCCACACCAAAATTCATGTAGTGTAGGTCTTTCTAAGAGGCTATTACTAAGTAGCTATTTAATTATAACGATTGATGCAAATCTATGTCCAATATAAACTCTGATGCATTTTCACGACTAAACTCAATTCTGCTAATTATTCGTTTGAGAAATTCGTTTTTAGTAGCAGCGTCTAGATCAGGATCTCTGATTGCTATAAATGCATCGGACAGGAGTAAAAGTTTTTCTTCATATTCAACTTTCTCAGGTATTGCGAACTCAAGCTCTTCAATCTGTTTTTCTAATACTTCAATTCTTGTATTGTGAATATTCTTTCTTTCGACGAATTCATTATTTGATATATCGTCGTTCTCCCAAGAATCAAATAGTTTGGCTTTCTTCTTTTCAATCTTACGGATTTCCTTCTCTAGTTCTTCAATCTGTTTTTCTATCGTATGTTCGTCTTTGTCGGAGCTATTGTCAACTTTTATCTCGAAGTCTTCTACATATACCTTTAAAGCATGTGTGACTGCGGCGATCATATCCTCTGCTATGACAGATTTAACTTTACAACCTCCTGCGTTATTTTTATGCACGATCCTATCGTGACGATCCTTAGGGTAAGGCTGATAGTGCATCGCCTTCCCACATTTCTTACAATACACAAGGCTTGCTAGCGGATTCTTAAGTTTCAACCCCGATCTAGTTCGATCTTTGTAAAACTTCTTCTGAACTATCTTAAACGTTTCCTCATCCACAAGAGCGTCTTTCATATGTTTTCCATCATATAGCATGTACTGGTCGGAGTGGAACCGAGGCCGAGTTATTTTCAATTCTCCATCAACCATAGTCTTAATTCGCATTCTATCGTTCCAACGTACTTTGCCCATATATACAGGGTTTGTCAGATAAGCCTTAATAGTATCTCTATGCCATTGATTTTCGCCTTTATAAGTAGGCACCCCCATGGCAGTTAATCTTCTAGCTATTTCAAAGGGCGATAAGTTTTCTTTAGAAGACCACTCAAATATTTTCTTAATATAAGGCGCCTCAGATTCATTAGGAACTAACGTTCGTTTTGTCTTGGTCTTGATTATGTTATACCCGTATGGACGATAAGCACCCATATAATTTCCTTCCACAACAGCCTGTTTACGTCCACGATCCATACGCTTATGAATCATTTTATATTCGCGACGCGACATGAATAATTCGAATTCCATATATTCTTCATCTTCTTGACTATGTGCAACATCATAAGTCTTGGTCGGAGTGATAACAAGAACCCCATTATTCATATTCGAGTATTTAAGACAATCCATGATCGTTTGTGCATCGCCTTGGTTGCCACGAGATAAACGAGTAATCTCTACTACAAGGATTCCTTTATATTTTCCCTTATAACAATCTTCGATTAACTTCTGTATTTTAGGTCTTCCAGCAATCGTGTCTCCAGATTCTAGCTCTGTGTATATTTCTCCGATGTAAAAACCCTTTCTTGCCGCTAACTCCTCTAATATTTTACGGTGCCTGGCAAGAGTTTCTCCTTCGCCAAGCTTTTCTGCTTCAAGATCTGCCCTAGATTTACGCAAATATATTGCATAAATATCCATCTTTAGAGCTCGATCGGTTGCGGCATTCATATCAAATGTCGTCATACTCTATTCCTCCCATGTAATTATCTTGGTGCAGCGGTTATATTTAGGCACCACCTCCTTCGCGTGATTAACAGCTCCTATTATGGAATAGAATGAGAGAAATTCAGTATCAACAATGTTGAGAAAAAAGCTGAGGCAATGTCAATAAGTCCTTTGTGGCATCGAAAAGTCACACATTCTCTTTTACTTTTTTCTTGCATAAATTAAAAACTCAGCATACTCGACAATTTTCTTATATTCTTCGTCTGTAAACACATAACCGCCAAACCTTTTAGCCCAGACTCTAAATCGGTCAAGTCGAACACTATTTTCACTACCGGTCTCGCTAGCTCCTTTTGTTAAACTCTTCATAGATAGGCGATAGTAGTCCACAATTATATTTATATCAGAGAGAGGAATGTGTTTGTCACCAGATTCATACATATGAAGATCGGCTTCCGATATGCCTATTTCTTTTGAATATTCATCAACAGTCATATTTCGATTGAGTCTCATCAGTTTAAGTAATTCGCCAACTGTGGCGCTATCTTTATTTGGCCTATTATCCCAACCCATTAAATATGCAGGGGTTGTGTTTAAAGCCTTAGCCAAAGGACCAAGTATATCTATTGGAAGATTCTCAATATCCCCTTTCTCATAGCGATATATCGTCGTTCGATTTTTACCTAGTCGGTTTGCCAATTCATCCACCGATATACCCAATTCAAGTCGTCTTTCTTTTATTCGTTTTCCTACATCCATAAAATGCACATCCTTTCGTACAGTATCTAGTATAGCATCATAATTTGCGAGTATGCAAATAATTTGAAACCCAGAATAAACCAAGTTGCATTTTACGCAAAACCTATTGACGCAAAATACTAAATATTATACTTTATATGTGTTGCATGAAACGCAACAGAAGGGAGTTAAGATAATGAATATGAACAAGCTTAGAGCAAAGATTGTTGAACGAGAAACAAATGTCGAAGAATTGGCTACGCGAATTGGTATCACTGGGCCTACGCTATATCGTAAGATGAAGATGCCAATGAAAATAACCATCGGCGAGGCAATTCAGATTAAAGACGTTCTCGAACTTACTGATGAAGAAGCCCTTGAAATATTCTTGTTCTAGACTATTGCATCACATGCAAATCGGGAGGCGATACAAATTAAAGAATTGCGATATAGGGATGCGATTATACATATACGCGGAAAGATCGATCGAAAGCAAGTCGAAGATGCAGCAATTAGATTTTTTAAAAAGGTAGATAGACATAAAAAGAATAAACTGAAGGAGAAAATTCAAAATGGCAACCATGCTAAGAGCTGAGATTTCGCAAAAGAATAAATATTGGATCAGTAAACATCGATACTACGAATTGAAACACTTCTGTTTACAATACCCCGAATGGAAAAAGGCATATCTAGAGCATTGTGATAAGAGTCTACCTCTATCTATAATTGAAACATCACCCACATATAATCTCCACAGCGATCCAACAGCCCGGCGAGCATTAACAAACGTTTATTATTCGGACAGAATTAAATTAATTGAGAAAACTGCCCTTGAAGCAGACCCATATTTGCATGATTATATTATAAAAGGAGTTACAGAGGGACGATCGTATACCTACCTAAAGACAGTCATGGAAATGCCATGCGGAAAAGATATGTATTACGACAGATATAGAAAATTCTTTTGGCTATTAAACGATTTAAGGGAGCGGCAGCAAATATGGATGTGAGTAAACTAGCAGATGATAATTTATACAGCACAATTTCCAAATGCTTTATAAATAATAAACGCCATGATATTTCAGAGATTTTTGTAATATATGAAAATGGTGATCGAGAACGAATTTGGTCATTCAATCCGATGAAATATGATTTCGATTTCAGAGAATTTGTCGGAAAGTTTAAACTAGAAGCGGTGTTCTATTGTGATAGAAAGAAACCTAGAAGCATGTGACGAAGTGCTAAGGAAGCTCTAACTAGGGCTTCTTTTTTTTTGTTTTTATCGCATATCTTCGCGAAATTAACACTCCCTATTATGAGAAAGGAAGTGTTAGTATGTTTGAAATTATTATTGCGACAATCATATGTGTTGCTCTTAGCATAAATACTAAGATCAATGAGGTTGAAAACAAAAATGACGAATAACGTACATATTAAAACATGACTAAAAGATGGAGATTATATCAAGGTCTTTTAGTTTCTTCCTTTCTTTTTTTTTCTAATCTAGATTAGATGCTTTTATTCTAGTTTAGAAAATCCGAACGTAGGTTACCACAAGCAATGTTACTTTTATAAAGCGAAAATTCCCCACCAAGGATTTTTTGAAAAATGTTTTTAAATTGAAAGGAGAATCATTAATGGAGTATTTGGCAATGTGTGCAATTCTAGTAGTTGCTATTGGAATCGGGGTGCTGACCGGAATCCTCATCGGTACTACTCGAATGAAGAAAGCTGTCGAAGAAAGATCAGTAGGTCATCTCAGAATTGATCGATCTGAACCTGATGAATTACCCAGGCCGTTTCTAGAAGTGGTCGGTACCACAATCGAATCGATCTCGAAGAAAGATTTTATTGTACTTAAAGTCGTTAACAAAAATTATCTTTCGCGCGATTAACAGGCCCTATTATGGAACGTATAGTTCAACATATTTTAAGGAGGAAACTAATATGGATATGACTACTAAGTTGCACGTGGAGATCGATGAAAGATTCGACGACATTGCAAAGATGGATCCGAGTACTAAGGAATACTCGGCAGCGGTAGAGAGTTTGAGCAAGTTGATGGATCGAGCTATCGAGATTGAGAAGTTTGAAGCATCTGAGACTCATAACGAGAAACAGATGAAAGAAGAACACAACTCTCGGTTAGTCAAGAATGGCATTGACATTGGTTTGGGGCTGTTACCGATTGCTGTGGGAATCTGGGGAACTAAGGTCTGCTTGAAGTTCGAAGAGACTGGAACGATCACCACTACGGTTGGAAGAAAGATCCTGGACAAAGTTCTCAGTTTTAAGAAGTAAGAACTAACGTCTAAAGGAGAGGCTGTGAAAGCATGGCCTCTTCCTTTTCGATTTTATCCGTCTCGCGATATTAACAGGCACTATTATGGAACTAAAACAAAATAAGAAAGGATGATTCTATGGTATTGCTTGGATTGGTGATGATCGTAGTTGGAGTTTACTTAGTTGTTGGAGGTGACAAATAGGAGGGCCTACGGGTCCTTCTATTTTTCGAAAGGAGCAAGTATGAGATACCACTATGAAAAACCGACAATATACAGTCGAATATATGGCTCTACATATAAATGTGATCATCCCGTGTACAGTGAATGCACATTGTTCAAGATAAATAATAGAGGATTAGCTGTGATTCAACAGCGTTACTGCTATGAAACAAAATCTACTCATTGGAATGTAATAGATCCTTGGCTAATAGATGAATTATATTTGCATACGAGATTTGAGAGCTTCTTTAATGAAAGAGCTGGAGAAATTCAAAATGGATTATATCCGACAGTTACAATACGGCAAATTATGTGGGGGCTTAAGCTAAAACCTTTACCTAGAGAGCGATGGGAGACATGCTTTGATAGACGACTTATCTGATTCGCGATATTAACAGACACTATTATGAGAAGAATACTAAAAGGAGGATTTAACTATGTTAAATGTAACAAGAAAGCTTATCGATTGGTGCGATACTAAATTTGATGAGGCTCTTCATGAAGAAGACGACCGCAAGGCAGCGAGAAAAGCGTTTGCAAGCGGTGCAGTTGAGGGATTCGTGGATGGAGCTGTTCTAATGTATGTGCCACTGGTAATTGGTTGCTACATCTACAAAGCTAAACTCAAGAAAAAGTAATCAACTAAGGAGTTGAGGCTACGGCCTCTTCTCTTTTTATTCGCGTAGAAAACACTTTCTATTATGGAGGTGTTACACATGAAGAATCTGTTAATGTGCATGTTGCTTGATGTTGTTGAGCTGTTTTGGAAAGAGATATACAGAGTTTGTTCATATCAAGAAGCGAAAGCTTTTGATGAGAGAAACTTTGGTATTGCAGCAAAATGGACTGGACGAATGGCTGTGTGCTTAGCAAAAGGACATGATGCATACCGTAAAAAGGAAAATCTGGCCCTGTAACAAGGGCCTCTTTCTTTTTTATTCGCGATAAAAACAGAGCCTATTATGAGAAAACTTATTTAATTTCAGGAGGTAATTATTATGATCTTATTTACTATTTTACTGATTACAGTGCTCACTATACTGGCAGTTGCTCTGGTTTGCACCATTGTTGGTGGAATCAGTTTCGCTGTGGTATTTGGTGACGTAATTGTATTCGCGTTTATAGTATGGTTGATCTATAAGATCACCCACAGAAAGAAAAAGAAGCAATCTAATAAAAAGGGTTGAGGCTATGGCCTCTTCTCTTTTTTTTTCGCGAAATTAACACTCCATATTATGAGAAGATTAAAACAAATAAAAGGAGTGAAAATCATGAAAACATTATTCAAGACTTTGATTACGGTGGTTCTGTTTGGAAAAACTGGACTTGCTAATATCGAAGACATTGAAGCAATGGGCGTGAACATTGCTTGAGCTTAATCTACTAGAAAGAGATACCGGTGAAAACATGGTGTCTCTTTTTTTGTTTTCATGAGATTCGCGAAATTCACAGGGCCTATTATGAGAAGGATAATAGGTCTGGAGAAACCTAGCTTCGGCTAGAGTTATTGTGAAATATGGTTCGATTCCATAGCCTATTGTTTTTCTTTTTAGTTTCACCATAAAACCCCGAGGAGTGGAGAAGAATGGACGTACAGCAATTTATTAAACGCAACGCGTCAACAATATTAACATGCGTAGGTGCAGGTGGCGTAGTAGCAACAGCTGTTATGGTAGCAAAGGAATCGCCAAAGGCTTTGTCTTTACTGGAGGACGCAACAGAAGAGAAAGGAGAAAAACTTACTAAATGGGAAAAAGTCAAAATAGCAGGCCCTGTCTATATCCCAGCAGCGATCACTGGCGCAGCAACAATCGCTTGCATATTTGGTTCTAATCTTATTAACAAACATCAGCAAGCAAGTCTTATAAGCGCATATGCTTTATTAGACAATTCTTATAAAGAATATAAGAAGAAAACTGATGAGTTGTATGGAGAAGAAGCTGGCAGGAACATTCGTGGCGAGATTGCAAAGGACAAGTACACAGGTGACGGCGAATTAATGGAAGATAATAAAGAACTATTCTTCGATTTTTATTCTGGAAGATACTTCGAATCAACAAAAGAAACTGTAATGTGGGCGCAATATGAAACTAATAGAGCAATGTTTGTCAACGGTGCTGTTTGTATTAACGAATATTACGAGTTTATTGGGTTGGAGAAGAAGCCAGAGTACGAAGACATAGGATGGACTTGCGGTCAAATCGAGGAAATGTATTGGCATCCATGGATCGAATTCGACTATGAAGAAATCGTAATCGATGAAGAGACTGAAGATAGCGTCGGTATGGAATGTACAATTATCCATCTTCCGATGGAACCAGTCATGGGCTATCTCGATTACTGATTCGCGAGGTTTACAGGCCCTATTATGGAAAGGAGGCGAAAGCTTTATGGATAAAAGTAAACTTGTAAAGATGGGGTTGAGTGTGCTTGGAGTTGCATTGACTATCGGATCTACGATTGTCAGTGATAAAGTCAAGAGCAATGAACTCGAGGAGACAGTTGCTAAGAAAGTAAACGAAGCGCTAAATAACCAGGTAAAGGAGTCCTAATTGGACTCTTTTACTTTTTATTTTCATTTTTAAGGAGGAACGTATAGTGACTAAAATCAACATGGGAGGACTGCTTAAAAACGTCAAAATGGCTCTATCTGACCACAGCCCCGAAATTTTAACAGGTCTTGGTATTGCAGGTATGATCACAACAACCGTCTTGGCAGTTAAAGCTACCCCTAAAGCGCTTGATCTTATCTCCGACGCTGAATACGAAAAGTACGATGATGAGGGGAATCGCGAACCGCTTACAAAAATCGAGGTAGTTAAGGCAGCGTGGAAGCCGTATATCCCAGCAGCAATCACTTGTGTAACATCTGTAGCATGTCTGATTGGAGCCGGTTCTGTAAATGCAAAACGCAATGCTGCATTGGCGACTGCATATAACTTGGCTAGCAATGCTTTAACTGAGTTTAAAGATGCTACTCTGGAAACCGTTGGTGAGAAGAAAAATCAGGCAATCAACAACAAAGTTGCTGAGAAGCAGATTGAAAAGAATCCCGTTAACCAGTCAGCAATTATCGTTAGTGGAAAAGGAAATACACGTTGCTTTGACACCATTACCAAGCAGAGATTCACATCTGATATCGAGACCATTCGAAGAATCGTAAATGATCTGAACGAGCGCATGATCAATGGAGAAGATTATATTTCTCTAAATGAGTTCTATTACGAGCTTGGACTTGATGGAACATCCATCGGAGAAGATCTGGGTTGGAATATTTCTCGCGGCAAGATCAAAGTAGACTTCAATGCACAATTGGATTCAGATGGTGTGCCGTGTATCGTAATCGATTATGTGGTTCCGCCTGAATATGGCTATAGTCGCTACAGATAATTCGCGAAATTTACATTCACTATTATGAGGGAAACCTAATTTAAAAACTATTTTTGAAAGGAGTTATTTACTATGGATAACGAAATGATGAACTATGATGAGGTCATGGAGCCTGAAGTCGAAACTACTGAGGTTGAAACTGAGGAGTCTGGTATTCGTCCTGGCATGGTAGTGCTGATTGGTGCTGGTTTGACCGCTGCAGGTATTGCAGCTGTTAAGCTGGGCAAGAAAGCATTTGCCAAGATCAAGGCGAAGAAGGAAGCCAAGGAAGCTGAAGAAGACGACTTTGTTGAAGTGACTGATGACGAGGACGTCAACGAAGACGAGTAAGCTGCTATCAATTCGGTAATTAAAGGTGGTGTTTACTGAAAGTGGAGAGCATCCGTAACAGGGTGTTCTCTTCTTTCTTCCACCTGTGTATGAGGATTTAAGTATGAATCTATATACTTACAATGGCCCTGTTATGGAATTCGATAGGGTTATTGCTAATCGCTGGAGCGCGTCTACCAGAGCTGAGAGTGAAAAGAAGGCCAGGAGCAATCTCGCCTATCAATTCAAAATGCAGTATGGACGAGCTCCACGGTCCAGGATAATGATTCCTGGAAAACTAATTATTGAAGGAGATGAACAGCAAAGTGGCTGAGACTGATATGACCACATTGTATGATAACCTGCCTGATAATTCTCACACGAATCGTGACGCAAAGAAAGAGCCTCAGAAAGTTGAGGGGAAGCGTGCTGAGAAGGTTATTAAAGGCAAGGCAAAAGTCAAGAAGAACGAGGTCCGTAAGCTGACAGATGTCTTTATTTCTGAGGATGTCTCTAACGTCAAAAGTTATATTTTAATGGACGTAATTGTCCCAGCGGTAAAGAAAGCTATTTATGATTTGGTCGTCGGTACACTCGATATGAGTCTGTATGGTGGACGTAGTGGCAGTGGCAAGCGTCCTACTGCTGATAAGGTAAGTTATCGTGACTACAATAGTGTGAGTCGACGTGACGATCGCACTTATAATACCAATCGAACTGCTTCTGGGTATAGTTATGACGATATTATCGTTGATACTCGAGGCGAGGCCGAGTCCGTCCTGGCACGAATGGACGAGATCATGGAAGAGTACGAATCTGTTAGAGTTGCTGATTTGTATGACCTGGTTGGTGTTACTGGTCAGTATACAGACAACAACTACGGTTGGACTAATATTCGCAACGCAGAGGTAGTTAGGGTACGAGATGGCTACAAGATTAAAATGCCCAGAGCGATCCCTCTTAAGTAACGATAATAAACTGATATAAAGGAGAATGTTCAATTATGAAAACTGAACTTGTAACAAAAGCAAGCAGAACTTTGCATAAGGTTGGGTTCAAATTTAAGAAGCACAGCCCTGAGATTCTTGCAGTGGTCGGCGTTACTGGCACTATTGCTAGTGGCGTGTTGGCGTGCAGGGCTACTTTGAAAGTGAATGACATCGTGGATGAAGCCAAGGAAACTATTGAGACTATCCATGATGCTGTAGAGAACCACAGACATACCTCTGATGGTGAGGAATACACTGAGGAAGTTGCTAAGAAAGACCTGACCATCGTCTATGTTCAGACTGGTGTGAAGTTTGTTAAGTTGTATGGCCCAGCCGTTGCACTTGGTATTGCCTCTATTGGGTGTATGATTGGTTCTAATCATATTCTGCGTAAGAGAAATATCGCACTGGCAGCTGCATTCAAGGCTGTTGACACTAGTTTCAAGGAGTATCGTGGTCGCCTGATCGATAAATTTGGTAAGGATCTTGACCGTGAGCTTCGCTTCGGTATTAAGGCTAAGGAAGTCGAAGAGACTGTCGTTGATGAGAATGGCAAGGAAACCACCGTTAAGAAAACTATTGAAGTTGCCGATCCTAATGTAACTCACAGCATCTATTCTATTCCTTGGTATGAAGGTAATACTGGTTACACGAAGAATGCAGAACTTAACAAGGTATTCCTGATTCAGCAGCAGAATTATGCAAACGACAAGCTTAAGCTGAACGGCATTCTTACTCTGAATGAGGTTTATGATATGCTTGGCGCACGTAGAACCAAGTATGGTCAGATTGCAGGCTGGGTTTACACTGACGATTGTAGCGCTGGCGATAACTTTGTAGATTTCGGTATCTTCGATCCTAATAATCGGGGTGCTTGCGATTTCCTGATCGGTGACGAGAGAGCTGTTATTCTTGACTTCAACTGCATCGGTAACATTCTGGAGTATATGTGAAATTCTCCGCGCCTGAGCAATCTCGGATTGACAGGTACGATGCAAGACATATTTGACTTCCCTTGGCTATTTCCTATTTGAAAGCCAGTGAGGTTTGTAAAGGAGATGAATGACGATGACAGGTAAGGAACTGATCATTTATATTTTGCAAAATGACTTAGAGAACGAAGTCGTCATCAAAGACGGTATCTTCGTCTGGCTCATGGACGAAGAAGAAGCTGCTGTTAAATTTGGTGTAGGTGTAGCAACTATTAGAGCATGGTATGTTTGCGGAATGCTTAGTGGTACAAAAATCGGAGATCGTTTATATTTCTTACGAAATGTTAATGATCCAAGGAAAAAGGATGATAAACATGAATAGTAAAAAGACAGTAGTATCTTGCTTATTGGCTACTTTGTCCGGTTTATGCTTTGTGGCAGGCATATCCCTTTTAGCATACGAAGGGAGTGCTGAAGAACATGGAGCGTGCAAAGAGACTACTATCAACGATTGAGCATTTAATAAGTACCAAGCGTAGACGACATATTGTTGCTGGCGCATTGCTTAGCACAGCCTTGTTTGCGGGAGGGCTTGCTGCTACAGTGCTGTCAATAAAGATCGACGAAAGAGACGAATATGAGCAGATTTATGAGGAGATTGATAATGAATAACAAACTGCTTAATGTTATCATGTTTGCTGTTGGAGCCGCTGTCGGCTCCGCAGTAACATGGAAGCTCGTGAAAGATAAGTACGAGCAAATCGCGAACGACGATATTGCTTCTGTAAGAGAAGAGTATAAGGATCTCTTGAGCAAGATGAAAAAGAAGCTTCAGGAAAGTGTCAAGTATGCGGAACCTCAAAATGAAGAGGTTGATGAAGACTATTCCGAAGATGATAAGAAAGACTCTGTTAAAGAAGAGAAAGAGCGGGTCGAATATCATCAGATGGCCTCTAGATATCGTGGTTCGGAAGACGATAAGGAAGGAGGCGAATGGGATCAAAATGAGGACGAAGTTCAGCGTATTAACGGTCCGTATGTGATTACTCCTGATGAGTTTAGTTCTAGTCCTCCTGGTTATAACGTGCAGCCCCTTGACTATTTCGCAGATGGAATTCTTGCAGATGACTGGGGCATGACTCTAGACATTGATGAAACTATCGGCGAGGAATCTTTGGATCATTTCGGCGAGTACGTTGACGATGTTATATATGTCAGAAACGAACGAACTGAAATCGACTACGAGGTAACCAAGGATCCTAGAACGTATAAGGATGCGCTGCAAACTAACCCCGATCCCTATTATGGCAAGTATGAGACTTGAAGACAGAGTAAAATCTGACTATTTCGAGTGGATGTATGACCTTATGTGTGGAGGGCGATTTGCTAACGGCATTAGTTACCGGCAGCTTTTTATGTTTCTCCACGATGTTGAGTTTGTATATTTCATCCCTCATGATGAAAACCGAGCAGAAGATGGCATTGCTTTAAGGTATCGTTTTTGTGTGTTTCACGATTGTGAAGATCTTGAGTACTGCCTTGATGGTCCATGCAGTGTTTTGGAAATGATGGTTGCTCTAGCAATTCGATGTGAAGAGCGTATCATGGCCGACCCTGCAAAAGGCGATCGAACTGCACAATGGTTCTGGGGTATGGTAAATAGCTTAGGTTTAAGCTCCATGACTGATTATAATTTCAATGAATGGCTCGTGAATGATGTCGTCACAAGATTCTTAAAACGTGAGTATGACCGTGACGGTAAAGGTAGTCTATTCACGATTAAAAGATGGAATCGTGATGCACGAGACGCTGAGATTTGGCATCAGCTGATGGCATACCTAAACACCCTGGATTGATTTAAAAGAAAGGAGGCTACAGAATGTAATGCTCGATTTTTTCACAGTAGCGACTCGCATTAGAAAACCCGGGTATACGGAGATCTATCCAGCATTTCAAATTAAGCATGTGGAAGATCTCATGATTAGAGGCGGTGACTTCTATGCAGTGTGGGTCGAAGATCGGGGTTTGTGGTCTACCGATGAACAGGATGTTGTGCAGCTGGTGGATCGCGAATTAACTAAGTACGCAGAAGAGCACAAAGGCGAAATCGACGGAAATGTGAAAATATGCTATATGCGAAGTTCCGAAAGCGGAATGATCGATAATTGGCATAAATATTGTCAGAAACAGATGAGAGATTCTTATCATGTGCTCGATGAGAAACTCTTATTTGCTAATGATGGTACAAATAAGAAGGATTATGCCAGTAAGAGGCTTAGCTACCCTCTTGAACCTGGCGAATGCCCTGCTTATGAGAAGATCATTTCCACATTATATTCTGAAGAGGAGCGGCGCAAACTCGAATGGGCTATCGGTTCTATTGTTACAGGCGACTCAAGAACACTGCAGAAGTTCTTGGTTCTGTATGGTGGCCCCGGTACAGGTAAGTCAACAATCTTGAATATTATTCAGGAGTTGTTTGATGGTTATCATGCGGTGTTTGATGCGAAGGCCCTTGGTTCCGCCAGTGCTCAGTTTGCGCTTGAACCATTTAAGAAGAACCCTCTTGTTGCTATTCAGCACGATGGTGATTTGTCCAAGATAGAAGATAACACTCGGTTGAATAGCGTGGTTTCTCACGAATGGATGAGTGTGAACGAAAAGCATAAGGCTCAGTATGAGAATCGCTTTATTTGTTTCTTGTTCATGGGCACGAATAAACCGGTTAAGATTACCGATGGTAAATCTGGTATTCTTCGACGGTTGATTGATGTTACCCCTTCTGGTAACAAGATCCCGTCTCGAGAGTATAAGAAGCTTATGAAGCAAGTTCAGTTTGAGCTTGGTCCGATTGCTTATCATTGTAAGGAAGTATATTTGTCTGATCCCGGCCGGTATGACGAGTATATGCCCACTTCAATGATGAGCGCATCCAATGACTTCTATAACTTCATGATCGATTCGTATCATGTTTTCAAGAGAGACGACGGTACGACTTTGAAGGCTGCTTGGGAGATGTACAAGACTTACGTTGATGATGCAAAGGTTCCTTATTCTCTCTCAAAGATGTACTTCCGGTCTGAACTTATGAACTATTTCCGAGAATTCCATGAGAGGTTTACTACTGAGTCTGGTGAGAGAGCTCGCAGCTATTATGTCGGGTTCAGAACTGAGAAGTTCGAGAACGAAGATGATGGTGTAGCTAGTGAGACATCAGAGGATAGTTCGGCTAAGAATAAGCCTGATGAGGTCGTCATTCCTGATTGGCTCAAAATGGAAGAACAAGAGTCCATATTTGACAAGGAATGCGCAGACTGTCTTGCTCAGAAAGCCTCCTCTAAGGAAACTCCATCTCGGAAGTGGGACGATGTGAAAACCACGTTGTCGAAGATTGATACTTCTAAACTGCATTATGTTAAAGTTCCGGAGAATCACATCGTCATAGACTTTGATATTCGTGATGAAACTGGTAAGAAGTCTTTCCAAAAGAATCTTGAAGCGGCGAAGGAGTGGCCGCCTACATATGCAGAGTTGAGTAAGAGTGGTGCTGGCATTCATCTTCATTATATTTATAGCGGAGATGTCGCAAAGCTTAGCCGCATTTACGATGACGATATTGAAATCAAAGTATTCACCGGTAAGAGCTCATTGAGACGGTTGTTGACTAAGTGTAACGCTCTGGCTATTGCAACCATTAGCTCTGGTTTACCGTTGAAAGGAGATGATAAGTTGGCTGCTAATTGGGATGGTATTAAGAACGAAAAGATGCTTCGTACCATGATCAAGCGAAATTTGAATAAAGAGTATCACTCTGCAACCAAGCCTAGTGTTGATTATATTGCTAAGTTACTTGATGATGCATATAACAGTGGCATTGGTTATGACGTGAGTGATTTGAAGAATGAGATCTTTGCCTTTGCAGCAGGAAGCACTCATCAGGCAGATTACTGCATTAAGCTGGCTAACAAGATGAAGTTTAAATCGGAGGAACCAAATCCGGCAGGTGACGCAGATAAAGACGAATTAGTCTTCTTCGATTGTGAGGTTTTTCCTAATTTGTTCTTGGTCAACTGGAAGATTGCAGGTGAGGGTAAGCCGGTTGTTCGAATGATTAACCCCAAGCCTAAAGATATCGAAGACCTTCTGAGATTTAAGCTAGTTGGTTTTAACAATTTGTCGTATGACAACCATATGATTTATGGTTGTTTGATCGGCTATAGTAACGAACGGCTTTACGACCTTTCTCAGAGACTCATTAATAAAGATAAAGAGGTTAGTAGAAAGGCTAAATTTAGCGAGGCTTATAATTTGTCATACACCGATGTTTACGACTTTGCTACTAAGAAGCAGTCCTTGAAAAAATGGGAAATTGAACTCGGTATTCATCATCAAGAGCTTGGTCTCCCATGGGACAAACCGGTCGATGAGTCTCTGTGGCAGAAAGTGGCTGAGTATTGTGATAATGATGTCCTCGCTACCGAACAGGTATTTAATCATTGCCAGGGCGATTGGACTGCAAGACAAATTCTAGCAGCAGTGTCCGGTTTGACTGTAAATCATTCGACTAATAGTTTGACTACTAGGATTATATTTGGAGGGGAGCGCAACCCGAAGCTAGTTTATACAGACCTTGCTACTGGAGAACAGTCATAATAAATGAAAGGAGATGATTATATGGATAGACTGGAATGCCACGACTGGGATACTGATGGCTACCCTGGTGAATTTGTATATGGGGATGACTGTTATTTAGATGATTATTATATGGACGAACGTCTGAAGCAAGATTCTGAGTATTCTGATTGCTGGGTTAGTAATAAGGAGCGGGTTTATAACACGTCTACGAAAAAATTTAGTTACGGAAGCCCAGCTACCGAAATGGGTCATATAGACTTGTCTATAAAAACACCCAACGGTAAAAAACATCAGTATCTTCATCAAATGCTTGCACGAGCGTTTATCCCGAATCCTCACAATCTACCATTAGTACGACATCTAGACGATAACCCCTCCAATAACCAGCTCGGAAACTTAGCATGGGGCACATCTCTTGATAATACTAGAGATTGCATAAATCACGGCCGTTTTCGATATCTTACAGACGAAGATAGAGAGCTGGCAATGTCTAAGCGAAGAGACCCTGTTGTCGCGGTTAATTTACAAGATCGGTCTGAGCAAGAATTTGAAAGCCAAATGGAGGCAAGTAGAGTTCTTGGCATATCACAGACATCTATAAGCGATGTTATTCGAGGAAAACGTGCCGGTGTATGTGGCTATTATTTTTATAGACCAAAAGACGGATTGCAAATTGATTTGGATGAGCACCACTATATTAGACATCGCGTTCCCATAAAAGCGACAGATATACAAACGGGGCAATCTTACTATTTTCATGGTCAAACAGAAGCAGCCGAGACCTTAGGTATGAGTGTTGCGAGTGTTTGTAATGTCGTTAATGGAAAAACATACTCGGCAAAAGGTTATCATTTTGAATATGCCGACGATTCAGAGGAGGAATGCCCAGATGCCTATTAATGCTTTTCCAGGCTATACCTACATCAAGTTCGGAGAAGACGGTCAATCACACAATTTATATCGAGGAGAAGATGTAGGATTCGGAGGTTATGTTTGGGCCAAGCCTGGCATGTACGGTAGAACTATATGTTTTGATGTTTCTGGAATGCACCCGGCGTCAATTAGAGCTCTTAATTATCTTGGTGAATATACCAAAAATTATGCGGATCTAGTTGACGCTAGAACAGCTATCAAACATAAAGATTTTGAGGCTGCCAAAAAGATGCTTGATGGTAAACTCGCTCCATTCTTGACTGATGAAAAGCAGGCAAAGGATCTATCCAAGGCCCTCAAGCTAGCCCAAAATTCCGTCTATGGGTTAACATCTGCAAAATTTGCGAACCCCTTCCGAGATCCTCGAAATGATAATAATATCGTAGCCTGTCGTGGGGCTTTGTTTATGGTAAATCTTAAAAATGAGATTCAAGAAAGAGGATTTACTGTAATTCATTGTAAAACAGATAGCATAAAGGTTGTTAATCCGAGCGATGAGATAGCCAGTTTTATCATAGATTATGGTAAACAATACGGATACAATTTTGAGATCGAGCATGTGTTTGAGCGAATTTGTCTCGTAAATAATGCGGTTTATATTGCAAAGCTCGCAGACGATGACCCCGAAGCTCCGGGTCAATGGACAGCTACTGGAACTCAGTTTCAAGTTCCTTATGTATTCAAGAAGTTATTCAGTAAAGAGCCCATTGAGTTTGCAGATCTGTGCGAGACTAAGGAGGTTAAAAACTCCGCAATTTATCTGGATATGAACGAAAGTCTTCCAGAAGGTGAGCATGATTATCATTTTATCGGAAAAGTCGGTAATTTCTGCCCTATTAAAGTTGGATGCGGTGGCGCCGAACTTGTACGAACTAAGACAGACAAAGATGGTAACGTCAAGTATGACTCCGTCACAGGAACAAAAGGTTACCGTTGGCTCGAAGCTGAGGCTGTGAAACTTTTGGGTAAGGAAGATGACATTGACAGAAGTTATTATGATGAAATGGTAAATGCAGCTATCTACGGAAAGGGTAGCGGTAAAGATCGCAAACCCGGTCTGTCTGATTTCGGCGACTTCGAGCGATTCGTAGCAGAGGAACCCTATGGAACTGCTGGAATCGACTTCCCTCCTGATGAAGATCCCCCGTGGTACACTGACGAGGAATTAAAGCAGATTCAAGAAGCAATCGCAGAAGCTGAGCGAGAAGATCTGCCATTCTACTTCGGTCCTATACGCAAAAGACCACCAAATGAAACTGACGACGGCGACGCGTTCGCTAAACGTTAACCCCACAAACAATCGCAATCAACTAAAACAAAAATATATTTTTAAAGGAGATTATTATTTATGAATTTGGTATTCGCGCCGAAAGGCATTCTTCAGATTGATGACGCAAGAATTATTTTCAAGAACTTTGAAGGTAGAGGCGATAAGTTCAACCGTGAGGGTGATCGTAATTTCTCTCTGCTTATCGAGGATCCGAACACTGCTGACGCTCTGGTTGCAGAGGGTTGGAATGTTAAGATTAAACCTGCTCGTGACGAGGATGAGAATGATTTCATGAGACTCCCTGTTAAGCTTAAGTTCACTGACTACGGTCCTAAGGTATATCTAGTCAGCGGTGATCGTAGAGTTGAGCTCGACGAGGAGAGTATCGGTTGTCTCGATAATATTGACATTGAATCTGTTGACATGGACATTCGTCCGTATGATTGGGACGTCAACGGTCGTACTGGTCGAACTGCTTATCTGCAGTCTATGCAGGTTACTCAGCGGATTGATCGGTTTGCAGCTCGTTACGCAAACGTAGAGGAAGAGGAGTAATACGAACCAAATAGCTGAAAGGGGATTTATATTTTATGAATAAGAATGTTAACAGTGTAGCAAGCATCGGTGTAACCAACCTTACCACCATGAGCATTAGCAAGATTGTAACTTTTGCAGGTGCTACTCTGATGTTCATTGGCGTGGGTGGGATGCTGCTTTCCAATAAGACTCTTACCGAGCCTGAAGTTAAGTATCTGCGTGAACATATTAACATGAAATAATTCGCGATATAAACATCTTCTATTATGGAGGTGTTAGTTATGTCAGCAATAAAGAGACATTTGGAGGATCTCATCTACACGATGACGTATGATGAACTATATAGTTTGTTAAAGTCAGAGGGATGGACTGACGAAGATATCAAAGAATTGTATGACGCGTTTCACTGAATGAAAAGAGGAGACCTGGTGGAGACACTGGGTCTCTTCTCTTTTTATATTTTTGAGAATAAATTCGCGAAATTAACAGCTCCTATTATGAGAGGAGTAGGTAGCTCATGTGAGCTATTAAATACTAGATGTATGTCTAGTAGCTACTTCTCTTTTTCTTTTTCGGGCCTTTAGCTCAGTTGGTCAGAGCAGTTGACTCATAATCATCAGGTCGTGGGATCATGCCCCACAGGGCCCACCATACGGAGAAGTAACCAAGTGGTCGAAGGTATCGGACTTGAAATCCGACAGGAGCTTATAGCTCGCAAGGGTTCGAATCCCTTCTTCTCCGCCACATAGGGATGTTGCCAAGCGGTAAAGGCACAAGACTTTGACTCTTGTATCATAGGTTCAATTCCTATCATCCCTGCCAGTTAGGCATAGCAGTCGGCTTTGGCTATGTCGGGAACAAGTAGCGCTAGTTCTTTATCCCACTCAGCCTCTCAACGATGCGCAAATGAGTGGCCGACAATCGATCTGTGACGTAAAAGCTGTTCGGGAAGTTTTTATAGAGGTCTTACCACAGGTTAGTGCTTTCTGATAATGCAGAGGTAACCGTATGCCCGAAACACCGCTTGAATGGCGAAAAAAGCACCATAGGACTAGCCGCCCTATGCATATAAATAGCGGCTTTTATATCTGGGCGTGTGGTGGAATTGGCATACACATCGGATTTAAGCTCCGCTGCCGAAAGGATTAAGGGTTCGACTCCCTTCACGCTCACCAATAAGTCCACTTGAAACGATATATAGTGGCTGGTTTATCGACTACGATTACGGAGATGAGAATGTGGTATAAGCGCTCCGTCATCAAATGCAAATCGAGCTGGTAAGAGACAGTTAATGCAGCCTAATCGCACAAGGGCATGTGCAGTCAAACATATCGATACTCAGAACCAGCGGGATTAAGTAGAGTTTGACCTAGAAGTAGCACTAGAAGCATTGATATTTTACTCTGGCTACAATCAATAAACCGAGGCGAGGAATGCAAAATTATGGAGAGGTTCTAGCAGTCTTCGGACTAGGTTAGAGTGTAGGTTTACTGATTCAGAGAAATAAAAATTAATTTATGTCAGAGTAGTCGAATTGGTAGAGACACCAAGACAATAGGTACTTCGTACGTGGTTTCGGTCCGTACTTCATACGAAGAGGGCGCCATAGAAGATATTGCAGGTTCGAGTCCTGCCTCTGACACCAAAACTAAACCCACAGGGAGTGGAGCAATCATGGAGAAAAGCGTTGAAATGTATGGAGGAAAGATCTATGGAGTAGCAGTATCGGATTATGGTCTGGAAAAAGGATATTTGGACTTTAAGGCTTTAGCAAATATTTTAGAGGACTGTATTTTAAACAATATCTTGCGTGATCGAACTATGTTAGATTGGGAAATTGTAGCAGGCGAATTCGAGGATATGGTCATGTCAGATTATATTATCTCTGAGTATGGTTACAAGTTTCTTAAGGAGCATACGGATGAATTAGTGTTCTACAACGAAAATCTCGACATTTATATTTGGGCAGTAACTCGTTGGGGAACTAGATGGGACTATGAATTAACTAACACCAAACTTATAGAAATGAATGATGTTCAATGAAGAAACGCTGGGGTTGCCAAGTAGATAAACGAACTGCTGAGATCTACAAACAATATTTTAGAGAGAATGATATTTACTTTGAACCAAGTGAGGCTTATGACTTGGTTCATATTTCTTTCATGGTCACTGACGAAGAAATGGACAAATTAACTAAATGGCTTAAAACAAATCCGTTTGCCAGAGGTGCTGACCATGAGTAACGAGAATCATATTATCTGGAGCAATTTCAATCTTGATATCGAAGATGGTTGGAGAGAAACTTATTTGGAATGTGCAGTAATTAATGACTGGGACGATGAACCGGACGACTACGAGATTTATGAGTATATGGCAGAAGTTAATAGTATGTATCTCGATGATGAACGGATGAACCTAGACATTGATATTTCACAACCCATAATCGCGATAGCTGATCTCGGTCTTTGGAATGGACATTTCTCAGGCTATAAGGAACTGAACAGCTGTAATATTAAAGATTGTTTGAATGGCTTTGATTCTTGTGAGTATCACGAATGGTATGTTGATACTTATGGTGATTTACGGTGCAAAGCTGCCCATCATGATGGCACCAATTATATTTTGTATCGTGCATATAGGGACGATGCTTCTGATGAAAAAATAGAAGAATTTCTAGGTAAGATTTATGACGGTTCTGTTACACAGGATGATATAGACGCAGTTACTCGTGGATTAGGAAACGAAGTCGCTAAAGTTTATGGATGGTAAAACAAAATTGTTCAAATAAAAGGAGATTGAAAAATGTTTAACGACAATTTCATTGATATTTTCATCTATGTACAAACTAAGAGACAGATTGTCAGGATCGATGAGGGATCCGGTGATAATTTAACTGACGACGATATTGCTCAGGGTTACGTCGATTATATTTACTATGAGGTCTATAATGTGCAGCAAGACTTTCCTGAAACTGATGGCGGCATGATTATGCTAAAAGAACCATTTCAAGAGAAATTTAAGTCTACTAAAGATGCCATCCCTGCGGTACTTGATATGGCCTATGGCGATGAATCTATCGGCTATATTGTATTAGATTGAAAGGAGAATATTTTATGAAAAAGCGCGGTATTTTTGGGCTGATCCTGGACTTCATTCTGGTATTTGCAACTGGAGGTCTATGGCTGATCTGGCTTCTGATTAGATACTTGAGGCAGAGCTAATGATAGAGAATTTATATTTGGTTGAGCTCGTAGGCATTAATGGCGATTTTATCGGAATAGAGAAGTTTTTAGCAAAAGAAACTGCTATGCGCTTCATAGACGACTATTCCGATAGTTCGTCTTATTGTAATTTATTCGAAGCTAGACAATTGGATTATTAAGGAGCTGACTTAATTGGATATAGTGGAGTATGTCGAAACAGTCTTAGGACTGGAACTGCTAGATTATCAGAAAGTGTTTCTCAGAGATTTGTATGAAGAGTATAAAAATAAGAAAGACATGCGAATCATCATGCATCCTCATATCGGTCGAAATTATTTTTACACGTATTTAAAACAAAATAATCTACCAATCTGTAAGGAGCTGACTCAAAGTGGCAAGACACTTGATAGTAATAACTAGATGTCCGTTATGTGGAAAGAATGTGGAGCAAGTTCCTGACGGTATTCTCAAAGCACATCCAGAAAAATATGATGCTGAGATGGTCGTGACACGAACAGGGCTAAAACAATATCTTCATAGCTCATGTTGGTATAAAATGATTGAAGAGAAGCGAGCATATGACGGAAAGCTGTATATGTGAGGGGCTTAACGGCCTCTCTTTATTTTTTTTTGAAAGGAGAAATCTAATGAGAGTTTATGAAAAACATTCAAGTCAAGACTTTGTCTATCCCGACGAGATGAAACGTATTCTCAATTATCTGAACGAGCATGGGACGCTTCTAGTAAAACCGTTGACAGTTGAAAAGCTATAACGCGAGTTTTCGGAAGACGAGTACTGTGCGAGTTGGATGTGTGTTAGTGACGATCTACTTGAAGAATTCTCGGGTTGGCTTGACGAGATTGATATTTGAAAGGAGAAAACTAAATGAGTATTGAATACGACAACTACCTGGCTGAACATCGAGCTAATGTGGGTAAAGGCATCTATTGGTTTAGAAATAATCTTCCAGAATATCTGACAGGTAACGAACGTGATCTGTCTGTGCTCGCTTGGAATCACGATTATAGCAAAGACGGGCCAAAAGAATACGATGCATATGATCAGTATTTTTATGGTGGGCAGAAAACAAAAGAAGTTGAAGAGGAGTTCAACAAGGCTTGGTTGCACCATATTCATAGCAATCCGCATCATTGGCAGCATTGGGTTCTCATCAATGATGAAGCCGAAGAAGGTATCGTAACTCTTCGCATGCCTTATCAATATGTCATTGAGATGATCTGCGACTGGTGGGCGTTCAGTTGGAATAAGGGCAACCTGTATGAGATTTTCGATTGGTATGATAAGCATAAAGACCATATGAAACTACATAATGATACTCGGGAACTAGTTGAGGAGATCCTCGGTAAGATTAAGGAAAAGCTGGATGAGAGTTCGGCTAGTGATATTGGATGAATACAGCAGTTAAATCCAAACCATTCTTATACGACTTCCAAATGGCTGCTGTTAAGAAAGCTAGGAATGGATGTATATTTAACGGCAGCGTTGGTTCTGGTAAATCTCGTACCGGGCTCTTCTACTATTTTAAAGAACAGGGAGGTTGGATAGAAGGCTCTGATTACATACCGATGAAGAATCCAAAAGACCTCTACATAATCACAACTGCTAAGAAACGTGACTCTTTGGAATGGAACGGTGAGCTAGCCTTATATCGTTTATCTACAGACCCAAAAACAAACTATTACAAAAATAAAGTAATAGTTGATAGTTGGAATAACATTAAGAAATATGCTGATGTCCAAGGCCAATTCTTTATCCTAGATGAAGATCGTGTAACAGGTTCAGGTGCATGGGTTAAGGCCTTCCTTAAAATAGCAAAACATAATGACTGGGTTATTCTTTCAGCAACTCCTGGTGATACCTATATGGATTATTGGGCTGTCTTTGTTGCTAATGGATTCTACAAAAATAAGACTGAATTCCAGCGAGAGCATGTTATCTATTCAAGGTTTACTAAGTATCCTCAGATTGAACGCTATATCAATACTCAGCGTCTCGACCGACTCCGCGATAGAATCCTTATCGATATGGTTGTCCAACGTCACACCAAACCTCATCATGAAGATGTGTACTGCAGGTACGATGTTCCATTCTATAAAGATGTCTTTAAGAAACGCTGGGATCCATTCAAGGATGAACCAGTCCAGCAAGCTTCTAGTCTCTGCTATGTTTTACGTCGTATTGTAAACATGGATGAGTCCAGGCAAGTTGCTTTGCTTGAGCTATTAGAAGACCATCCAAAAGCAATTATATTTTACAACTTTGACTATGAGCGAGATATTCTTCTAAATCTTGGTTATGTGGAAGGAACTAAAATTGCTGAATGGTCTGGTCACGCTCATCAACCGGTTCCAACGGGTAAAAGGTGGGTTTATCTGACCCAGTACACTTCAGGCTGCGAGGGCTGGAATTGCATCACCTGCGATACAATTATATTTTACAGTCAAAATTACAGCTATAAAGTCATGACTCAGGCCGCAGGAAGAATCGATAGACTCAATACCAAATTCATTGACCTCTATTACTATCACCTCAAATCACGCTCCGGCATCGATCTCGCGATCAGCAAAGCCCTCCAAGAGAAGAAAAAATTCAACGAGTCAAGATGGCTTGCTAAGTGGATTTAACTTCGCGAAATTTACACGTACTATTATGAGAAGGGAAACTGTTAGCTCAATGGTAGAGTACTAGATTATATCTAGGAATGGTGGTTCAAATCCATCACAGGTTCTCTTTCTCTTTTTTGTTTGTCTGACAATGTTATTTTTGAAAGGAGAAATTGCTATGGTTACTTTTAAGCATACGTTTAATTCATTATCCGATGCCGAATTCTTTGTTGATTGGTTCAATAAATATGTTAATGAATATGGCGCGGTTAACCTCTCAGACATCAAAAGCTTTGTTGGGGATATGGTAACGTGTTCAGATTCTCAAAAGGGGTGGTGTGCCAATATATCATACAATAGCATTTGGCCAAACTATAACTATCTTCCATCTGTTAAATACGATGTGTATTTGCCAGACTTTAATTTTGATAATTCAAGTAACAGCAAGGAAGAGCAAGACAGAAGCTACTCAATTACCTTCGATATTCCTGTACAGAATTATGTACAAGATACTGATAGGTTTATCAATATAATTAAAGAAGGTTTTAACAAAGCTGCCGAGCATAAAAACAGCAAAGTTACTATCAGATTCATGTAATTTATATTTTAAAAGGAGAAATTGTTATGGTTAAACATGATGAACTCGTAGGTTTCCTTATTGGTCTTGCAGGATTAGTTGGTGTTGGTTATGCAATCGGCACTCACACCAAACTAGCTAAAGTCAGTGAGCGACTCGATAAAGGCATCGATGAACTTGCTGACGATATGGAATTCGATATTCCTGAGGAGCTTGTTCATAAGGCAGTTGAAAAAGCTGTGCAGGCTGAAGCAAAGAGAGCGGTCGAGCGAGCTACAAACGAAACTATTTCTGCTATGAAGAATGATATTCGTACAAAAGTTCAGAAGGAAGTCAACAAGGAATATGAGTCCATCAAGGATTCAGTTCTTAAGGAAATTACCGCTTCAGCTTCTAAGATTGACGTTTTTCGTGTGAGAAGAGATGTTGAAGAAGCTGCTAAAGAGGCCGCTATGGAGAAATTTGATGACAATCTCGATGATATTCTGGAAAAGTTCAATGACAGCCTTGATAATACTACTAAAATTTACAGTTCTATCAGAGAGGTAATCACCAAAAGTTCAAATTCTGGCAAAGAGTTCGTAGTTCGACTGGATTGATATTTTGAAAGGAGAATAATATGAAGCTTAAAACTTCTCTTGAATATCTTGAAAAATTGAATTTTATTGACGACTCTACAACGATTATGGTTGTTGTCAATAAAGGAAACAGTATAAGAAAAGCGGATGAATTATTTCACACCACCATTCGTGTTAAGGAAGCAAAACAGTTCTTTGGTGATCTTGAAATATTGATCAATAGAATTTTCAATGATCCGACTGAATCTTATCATATTTCTCGGTTCGAGTTCTTACTAGCTTGTGAGGCTGACGACTAAAATGAACTTCTCTTCCAAACCCTTCACCGATCTTCAAAAGATTCAACTTCTCCAACGAAGTATCCTCGTCAATTCCTACGCTTATTATGAACTCAATGAAAACATACTCTCAGACTATCAATATGATATGAACACTCGGCAACTCCTTGAATTAAAGAAATCAAATCCTGAAGCATATCAGAAAAGCAGGTACTTTAAGTATTTCAATGACTTTGAAAGTGGGACCGGCTTCGACTTAACTGATCGTTTGAGAACGAACCGTAAACTGTATCAGAACGTAGTTAGAGATGCACATCTAGCGCTACGACTTAAAAAGAATAATGAAACGGAGGATCAATAAATGGCTGGTTGTCTTGCTGCCATCATCGTTCTATTTTTAATCTTAGCTATCTCATGGGGAGCGACATGCGGGATTTTATATTTGATCACGCTTTGCTTCAACATCGCATTCAGTTGGCCAATCGCTACTGGCACTTGGCTAATTTTATTTCTTCTGAGCTGCTTCTTTAAATCCAACAACTCTAGTAAAAAGTAAGGAGGATATATATGACTGACGAAACCAAAGATATCACTAAAATGCCATATGCCTCTTGGCTAGAGCAAGCCTTGCATGATATTTCTGAATACCCTCTTCAGGGGATTGTTCTAGCCGGAATACGCGAGAATGGTGATGTCTATACAAATTATTACGAGCTTTCAATGGCTGCCAAGGTACTTATTGCTGGTGTTATCAATCAGGACGCCATGTTAGACACTCTAATTAACAGTGGTTATATCGAAGATGACGATGAGGAGGACGAAGAAGACGATGCCGAAGAGTAAGAATGACATTTTCTATGGTTTTCAATTAAATGAGGGTCAAGAGAAATTTAGAGATGCGATCATGGACGATAACTATATTTTTGTCCTAGCTGATGCTACTGCTGGTTCTGGCAAAACTCTTCTGGCTGTGGCTTGTGCAAATCTTCTTGTCAACTCGGAAAAGAAGTATAAATCTGCTGTTTATATTTTCCCCACCGTAGAAGAATCGTCACTTGGCTACCGACCTGGTAGTACATCAGAAAAAGAGGCTGATTATTTAGGTCCTCTGTACGATGCCCTCGCAAAATGTAACGTAATCCCCAATCAGGCAATATCCTCTGATATTTCTAGAAAAAACGGCACTGATTGGATTGTAGCTAAAAGTGCAACTTTCATGCGAGGCACCAATCTTGAGAATACTGTTGTGATTATTGATGAATGTCAAAACATGAGTATTCCCATTATTAAAAGAATCGTTTCCCGCTGTTATGACAATTGCAAAGTCATTTGCTTAGGGTGTCTAGCACAGATGGATGTACCCCTAAGCAAGTCGGGCTTTGAACAATTGATGAATCACATGGAAGGGTTCGAAGGTTATATTAAATGTGAGCTGCCTGTTAGCTATAGAGGCAGACTTGCTATGCATATCGATAAACTGTAAAGGAGATTTATATTTATGATTAGAAAAGGAACTACTGTAGGTATTAGATGTAACTGCACACAATATCCTGGTCTTGCTGGAAAAGTTGGAGTTGTTACTTATGTGCCCCGTGGTGAAAAAGGTCGCTTCGGGGTGGAAATCTTTGGGAAGAGAAATAATCTTTCTAAGTATGGTTATTTTTATTTTCCATTTGATCAGTTGTCTGAAATCCATAGCAAAGACTGTAATCAGGTGAGCACCAATATTCTCTCCAACTCTCTGATCTGTGCTGATAGCAGTGTCAGTTTGACAGTAACCACTGCTAAGCCTTTTCCCTCAATCAAGAATGTATATTTTAACAATCCTGTGACTGTGGTGATTTGGGATGACGGTACTAAAACAGTTGTAAAATGTCAGAAGCAAATGGGTGATACATATTCTAAAGAAGCTGGTCTGGCCATGTGTATCGCTAAGAAAGCCCTTGGCAATAAAGGGAATTACTATGATATTTTTAAGAAGTGGATTCCTGAGCTTGAGGACGAGTACGCAAACAGATCGTGTTATAACTGTAAGCATAGATTTGGTGAAGATCCTGAGTGTTGCGTAAACTGTGATCGTGATTTCTCAAATTGGGATCTTGTAGATTGATTCGCTAAATTTACAGCGCCTATTATGAGAGGGAGACCTGGTGGTAACACTGGGTCTCTTTCTTTTTCTGTTTTGTCTGACATTGATATTTGAAAGGAGAAAACTATATGAACACTGAGACATTTAACCAACTCTTAGACGAGCTGGATGGTAACTCACTTGAGACATTAAAGCAGAGAAATGCCAAATATGCTTCTCCTGATGACTGCTTGCATAATTTTGATTCTGGAGCTGATATTATGGGAGGAACTCCTGCCCAGTGTGCTTGGGGTTATATGACCAAGCATCTCACAGCTCTTCGTGACAAAGTTGAGAAGAACGACTTCAGCGATCGCGAGGATCTGCTTGAGAAGTGTCAGGACATCATTAATTATATTCGATTCATCTGGTTGATTGGAAATGATATGGAAACGGAGAGGGCTACGGACGATATTGTTGATGTTATCACAGGAGGGAGATCGGTGTCGATGCCGATGCCGTTAAGTTGCGAGTATTATAACAGTGGCCAATGCTGGGGTACTAGAGAAGCAGATCCTTGCGATTACGTTTCTGGCAAAGGCTGTCGTTATTGCAATGCAAACGGTCTACATCGATAAGCGAATGAAAGGAGAATAAATGAGAACTGAAAATTGGTACGGACATGAGATCCGTTTCGTCGAGATCAATGGTGAGTGGTATGCAATCCTGAAAGATATTTGCGATGCGTTGAAGCTGCGAACTGATAAGATCGCAAGTCGTCTTCATCCGGAAATGCTTGAGCGTATCAAGATTGAAATGTCTAATGACCCTTTAAGGGTGGTTAGATCTGATTATAAACCTGTCGATAAGATTGATCGAGGAATGATTGGTAAAGACATTGGTAGACAACCTGGCGAAAATAAGACTCGTTGGATGCTTGCTGTAAATGAAGCCGGTATTTATCAGGCGCTGTTTGCTAGTCGTAAGCTAGAGACTCGTAAGTTCCAGTTGTGGACGTTTGATGTTTTGAAGAAGCTTCGTAAGAATGTCGGTCTGCAAGGCTATGAAGTTATGCGGATGACTGAGCCTGATATTCAGGAGCAGATCGACTGGATTCTCGATAGTCTTTATTGGGACGAGGAGCGAGGATGTCTTATGGAGAGTTATACAATTGCTGGTGGAGACGTCGAGCAGCGGCCTTTTGATGTAGATGAGGAGGAATAAGATATGACTGTTGGAGAGGTTTTCGAAATTGTTGACCGGATTGCATATCTGGTAGAAAAGTGTCAGTCTAATACACCATTAGACGATTCTGACATTGAGTCAATTATTGACTATCTCGACGATTATAGCGAGGTTCTAGTCAATGCGGAGGTAAGTGACGTATTTAGTAGGAGGGTTAAAGATGACACCTGAAGAATTTGCAGACAAGATGAGAAGCATTATTGAGGAAGGCAATTCATCCTACATACTAATTGGCGGGCAACCTCATCCTAGGTATGATGCTGAGGACATCCATTACGAGTTAGATATGTGCATGTGCGAACTTCTTAGAGAGCTTGGCTACACTGAAGGGGTTGATATTTTCCTTGCTCAGGAAAGATGGTATGCATAACATTTGCATATCATGCTCAACAAACAATAAATAAGAAATTTATAGGAGGATTTATATTTATGACTAACAAGATCTATTTCACTACTTTTGATGGTGCACTTCTGGACAATCACTATATTGCGAGACTCGGAGCTCTTAAGGACGGTAAGCCTGTGGACGCTGAGGATTTCGATTATATTCGTGAGATCGCTGCTTCTTTCAAGGGGATTAAGAAAGAAGTGCAGAATCCCTCGGTCAATTATCTTCTTAAGATTGGTAGAAAGTATGCAGCAATCAAGCTGTTCAAGGACCGGCATCCAGAACTTACTCTTGCGCAGGCAAAGGAAGCTATCGACCGCATGGAGGCAAGTATGAGAAAGAAGGCTAATGATGAAAAGAAATAATCTACCACCTTGCCCATTTTGCGGCAGTAAAGCGATGATTGTGAGAAGCTGGGATACTCAATACGGTTTTCAGGTAGCGTGCACTAACTTTGATTGCTTCTTGCATCCTGGGGGAGCTATGTACGAAACTCAGGATGAGGCTGCTAAGGCTTTTGCTCACTGGATCAAGTTAGCTAAATACATTATCAAAGATATGGAGGAGTCTAAAAATGACTAACGTAGAGCGTACCGAACTGAAGAAGGCTATGGAAGAGAAGAAGCTTATCCGTACATATAAGAATCCTGATGGATCTGATGCTATGACAGACCCTATTCCTGTTTGGAAGCTTGAGCAGCTCATGACTGCTTTTGCCAAGGTTGATATTTTGGAAAAGCAGGTTGCTGAGCTGAAGGATGAGCTCAAAGAGGCTAGAGACGAAGCCTGTCTCTATGCAGCTGAAAATACCAAGCTCAGAGATCAGCTTCAGAGAATTGATGACGAGCGTCTCATACGCTTGTTTGAGCATTGATAAGGGGGTTATATTTATGGCGGTACTCATTGCAGTAATTGGGTTTAGCATCGCTGCAACACTCATGATCGTTGGTGTATTTATTGGGTCTGATGGGAGGGATAACGAATGATTCCTGAGAATAAAATTACTGGTTCTCTGATTATTGGTTACGACATTAACCATCCTACCGATAATGCAGTGCTTATCGTCGGTAGAAAGAGAATGAACGAGTCTATTGAAATTATTAACGCTTTCCAAGGAGAAGAAGCAACCGAGCTTTATACGAAGCTGATTACTAAGAAAGAGAGTGATTAAATGGGCGAGTTTGTTGATGAAATTTATCTGTATTACCTTGACGATGGCAATTTAGTTGAGAAGCCAGGCGAGTTATATAGAAGACCAAAAGAACTCAAAAAATATGAAACCACTGGAACAGTTGTCGTTAAGGTTGACAAAGGCGAATACCGTTACACAGTTTATCTGCAACCTGGGGTTCTTTACAAAGGCGTCTATGTCTGGTTTTATAAGCCGAATAAACGAGCTGCTGCTAAGATATTTAGGGAGCAGCTTATTGATAACATCAGACACTGCCAGGACAAGCTCAACCGTATCTGGAAAATATATGACACGCTCGAGAACTACATTCATTAAGGAGGATTTATATTTATGCATAGAAAAATCATTGTCATGGCTTTGTTAGTTATTACAATGCTTACTGGTTGCGGTACGAACAAAACTGAGACTATTGAAAACTCTGCTGCGTCCGTTCAATCCACTAAAGAGCCCCGGGTAAAAACCTCTGACGTAATCCCCGATCCCGAAGAAATGTTCCCAGATGCTCATGTCGCTATTCTGCTCTACAACAAGCCCACCACATATTATCAGATAACAGAATATGCAGATGGTGATTACGAGGCTTATGTGAATGCTTGTATTGAAGCTGGCTTTGACGATATTCAGTTTAAAGGCGGTACTGATGGAAACGAAATGTTCTTGGCTTATGACCAGAATCACGAGTTTTATCTGGATGTAGGCATTAGTCCTGACTATGGAATTATAAACATTACTTGCAGTGTTGTTGATGAGGAGGAGGAGAAATAGCAATGACCGTCGAAGAGCTTAAGGCTGAGGCTAAGAAACTTGGGTATCGTATTGTACCAGAGCCAGAACGGATAACGCTTATGCCGTGTCCTCTTTGTGGAAAGAAACGTACCGAAGAATGGTTTGAGCAGGGCGGCCTTCGGTTTAGAAAATGTGCTTACTGCGATTTTAGAGGAAGCAGCGGAAGGACCGCGAAGGACGCTAAAACAAAATGGAATGACGCGGTTAAAAAATTTTTAGCATTAAAGGAGGTACCGAGTGATTAAACGTAAGCGAGTTTATATTTGTGATCATTGCGGTGCGGTAGCTTTAGAGCAGACATATTGTTTCTACGGCGACTGCCGGAAAGGACCTCCTGAGCACTGGACTAAACTAGGAGATAAAGATTTGTGCCCGACATGTACAGCTATTTATCGTAATTTTAAATATGAAGTTATGGAGGAGAAGTATGATTAAAAACGCAAGGATTCAATCTACTATGCTTGGACGAGAAGACCATGGAGTCATGACTTTTATGATTTATATTAATGCAGATAGTTTCACTTGTGGTGTTGGAGGATATTGTCTTGACGAATTCAACCCTGCTACTCAAACAAGAGTATTCCGAGCTAAGTCTATGGAAGCAATATCTAAGATCTTGGAAGTAGTCGGAGTTGACAAATGGGAGGATCTCCCTGGAAAGTACATTCGCTTCGAGGATAATGGTTGGGGTTCTACAGTAACCAAAATTGGCAATATTATCAATGACAAGTGGTTTGATTTGAGAGAATTCTTTGGGAAAGTGGATGAGGTGAAATAGTAATGATTAAATACAGAGGAATCATACTTTTTGAACTCGAGCGATATCCTGAGAAGTGTAATGAATGCCCAATGTTTACGAGAGCGCCTTATCAATGCCATAATGAGCGAGGAATGGAAGCTAGATGCCTACTTGGTTATATGGATAATGAAGATATGCGAGATTATTCAGGTGCAGAGCTCTTTGCGAAGTGTGGCATTAAAAGTAATCCGAATGTATCTATTAGAAAGGAGAATAAATAATGATCAAACTTGAAAATACAGATGTGATTGGTTGGGAAGCAGCTATTAGAGGAATGCGCAATCCGATGAACTCTTGGAAGAAGAGCGATAGTGAACTTGGGTGCGAAGAAGTCACGGGCTCACACAGGTTTTGTAGAGAATGCGATGACAGCATTTATATTCACGACGCACGCTCTTGTGGTCGCGGCAACACTCCAGGCTTTGTTCTTGGCCTCAACGATTATGACCTCATGACTCGTCTTCGCAACGCCGGCACCGATCACCGTAAGTTCATGCGGATGATTACCGTGTATGTTGATATTACGGCTCCACTGTATTGGTGGAAGGAATTCGATACATACAAGGTTGGTACAGTTGCAAACTCTTGCTCGACTATGCATAAGATCGCGGATAAGGAGTTTACATTGGATGATTTTAGCTGTGAACATTTATTTTATGATGAAAATGACATACTCAAAGAATACTACCATTATAAAAATGCATTAAATCATACGATGCAAGCTTTGAATAGTGCAAGAACTCACTATCTCGAAACCAAAGACAAAAAATATTGGTGGCAGATGATCCAGCTCTTGCCGAGCTCTTATAACCAGCGCCGAACAGTCATGCTGAATTACGAGGTTCTGGCAAATATTTATAAATCTCGTAAGAATCATAAATTAGATTGTTGGAAAGATTTCTGCGACTGGATTGAAACTTTGCCTCATTCGGAGCTAATTACCGGGAAGGAAAATAACGATATGGTATAAGGAGGAAAATAATGACTAGTGAACAATATCGAACCTATCTTATAGAGTTTATTAAAATCGGAGCTCAGATGATGCATGATATGGCAGAGGATATTGCTGGAACATCTGATATTATTTCAAACTTAACAGTGACGATCAACTTCGATCCAGAAATGAGATCTATTCCAGAGTTAACAATTGAAAGATCGCATTATCCTAATCAGGATCAATTGGGCCGATTATCTGATATGAGAAAATCATTTAAGGAGAATAAGAATGCTTGACGGAGTAAAAGAAACTTTATGTACTCGCTGTGCTCATCGAGAAGTATGCGCCTATAAGCAGGATTATCTTGATATTCTTAAAGCAATTGAAAATGCGAAAGTAGTCAAAGATACTCCCGATGGAAAAATCACATCAAAGAAAGTAAGTTGCTATGACTTCATCGGAAACATCTCCGTTACTTGCAAATACTATCAAAACTGGACAGAAACCTATCGGTCCAGAGATGCAGTAGATGGTGAGTGCTTGGTGGAAACAGTACACCAGTGAGGATAATCTTCCTTGAATCTTACTAATGGAGAGATTAATAATGTATAAAATAGGTATCAGCAAAGAAGCTATGAAGAATATTACAGAATCTAGTTCATTTACATGGCCAATCTCAATAGACGAATTCCTATCTAAATTTGCAATTAAATGGACTGGCAATAACCTAAAGGAGATTCAGGAGCTTGTTGGTAGAGATCGAGCGACAATGTTGATATCTCCTCGTCTGGTTATCCATACTATTGATAGACCTTGCTACCCTGAAATAGGGGACTGGATTGTCAAGGTTGGAAATGACATTTACATCGACAAACTGCCTAGGAAGGAGAATCTGTGTGAGCTTGATGAGCTTCGGGATGCTTTACTGAGAAATCCGGACGCGAAATAAACAGCTCCTATTATGAGGAGGTTGATATTTTATGAAAACGAACATGTATTGTATCACATATAGCGAGATCGGAATCCAAGCTTTTGTTGTAGCTAGAAGTTCAGAGGAAGCTATCCAAAAACTTCGAAATGATGTAAGGAGTTGATTTGGAAGCAAATGTGAGATCGATATTAAATCGGTAGATATCATCCGATAAAAGTTTAGGAGGCTTAGAGAAATCTAGGTCTCCTATTCTTTTTGGCCTTGGCAGGATATTGATATTTTGAAAGGAGATTGAAATGCTAGCTACTTTCATAGGCCATGATGGAAGCATGGGTCTTAAGCATGGCAAGGTGTATGAGATTGAAGTTGCGCATAATATTTATGAGCCTCATCTGGTTCGTGTTATATGGCAGAGTCAAAATCGTCTGCATCGTTTCTTTAATAATTTAATTATACCATATTATTATCATTGTCATTCTTGCTCATATACCAATATGAGAAGGGTTAAAGAGAATTGGGCTTTATCCTATGAAGACTGGTATACTGCATTTTTATGGATTACGGACGGAGAAGGAGACAATAATGACAGTCACTGACCTATTAATCATCTACACAGATTGTACCAGAAAAACAATAGTCCATGTAGAAAGTTATGGATGTAACAATGACATATTCTGGTTTAAGAAAAATGGGTACACCAGCTTTCTTCCTAAAGAAAATGTCGTGTACTTCGGAAGAGAATTTGATTACGAAAATAAAGATCCAAGGTAGAAAGGAGACCAATTATGAAAATTATTGTTCCTGGTGATTTGGAAAAGGCTCGACTGAAGAAGTTATACTCTAAAATATTCGAATGCCCAGATTGTGGCTGCAAGTTTGAGGCTACCAGCGAAGAGTATGAATATGGGACTCAGCTAGACTATGGGCCATTTATGACTTGCCCATGCTGTGGGAAGGAATATGTCGAACCAATGAGGATAAAAGCAAGAAACACTATTTATACTGGCTAAGGAGGCTGGCTATGTACATCCTACTATGGACTGTTGCTGAACGCTTCGGCCTTGAACTCGATCTACGTTACGACGACATAGCACAGCAGTGGAACATCAGTCTTTATTATCCGGAGTATCGTCTACGACAAGAGTTTTATATTTACGATGAAGCTAAAAATCTTGACCTGAATCTTGTGGCACATCAAGTTCTTGACATGATGAAAGATATTATCGAATCGCCATATAAGCGTAAGATCGAAGAGTTGAATAATGAAATTGCTTGCTTGAAAGGAGAATGAATTATGTTTAACCCTTGCTCCCTGGCCAACCGCCCCGCTACATTGAAGACTGCAGATACTTACTATGAGGATGGAAAATACTATTTAAAACTCGTTTATGAATACGAGGGTAATGATGGCACGCATCAGGTAATTTTTCCTAAAGTTAGGTTTCCTTTTCGGCAAGATTGTATTCCAAATATGCATAATGGAATTTGCAATACATCACTCTATCTAGTACCCTATGTTGACTCCGAACTCTTACTAACGGAAGTTACTTTTACTAACTATGATGGGGAAACGATTACCACCTCTTCTACATCAGTAGTAGACTGTCTTATCAAGAGAAAAGTGCATAAAATGACTATCGAAGAAATTGAAAAAGAGCTTGGCTATAAAGTCGAGATTGTAAGCAAGAAAGGAAAGTAAGTATGCTCAAGAATAAAATTAGAAATGCTCTCGCACTCGTTGCTATCGCATCGATTATCGTCAGTGTATCTGGCTGCGCGATGTTTAAGAGCGAACTGAACAGCCTGAACGGTTCTATTACGGGTAATACATATGAATGCCAGTTTTACTCCAATGACGGAAATAAGTTCATGACGTTAACCGGTCAGAAGATTGATATTGGGGCAAATACAGTCAAAGAAAGAACATACAGCGATGGCAGTTGGGGTTATACTGAGACCCTTTCTTCTGTGGTGACGATCGCTGTTGATGGTCACCAGATGAGCAACTGTGGCTCTACAGTTTTATTTATCGAAAAGGGGCTCGAGCCTGATGTTGACTTTCAAATTCAAGATATCGACAGCGAAGCATCTGGAATCGGAGATAACACTATCATCGCAAACGCAGTCAATAAATATAAGAACATGTTTGGCAAACCGGTCGTAGTTGTCATTCAGAGCCAGCTTGGTGATCCCATTTGCGCTTTCTCCGGCAATGATGTCTATTGGGAAGTATGTCAAGACCTGCCGAAAACTACCAAACTCATGATTGATGGTCATGCACTTTATATTCACAGAGCGAACTTCCAATTGATTGATAAAGACCTTTTAGGTTAATGAAAGGATAAAATAACTAATGTACACCGATTACAATAACTTATGTTCAGAGGAATATCCGCAAGTTGTTGCCTGCAAATGCGGACGTACTATTCATCTGAAAGATTCAGAGGTTCCTTATTTGTACAACGACGTAACCTGCCCTGATTGTGGATACTCTTACGTTTTAATTCGTCCTGGTAAGCCTAAGAAAGTGGGAGGAGAATAAATCATGACTTACAGATTTACTATTGTTTACACAACTGCAAAAGGTATTATGTCTCAGATTAAGCTTAGAGAACACTCTAGAGAAAAAGCTCGTCGTAGATTCTATGAATTACATCCGGATTGCACAATTATCTCTATACAGTAAAGGAGTAAACTATATGATCGAGACTAACTTTGAACCCTATTGCGACAACTGCCCACATATGAGTATTACTGACGATAAAGTTAGAGCATATGGAATGGACAGTAAGGCAGTCATTGCGTATCATGTGATAACCTGTGCCCACGCTGATATTTGTAGACGAATTGCTGATAAAATTCGTGAGGAGGGCGATGACTAATTATGTATTTAATTGAAGTAAAATACGCGAATGGTGAAGTTGAGAGATTTGATAATATCGAAAGGTACGCAACGGTTTGTAATGGGTTGATATTTAAGTTATACCACGCAGACTCAGACCTCTGTACTATGATCCCTGTTAATCAGGTTATTCGCATCGGTAAAGTAAAGGATGCGACATGAAAAATGCGCCGTGTATGAATTGTTCTGATCGCACTGCGACCTGTCATTCGACATGTGAAAAATATCTCAACTATAAAGATGAGCTGACACGCGCTAGAGAAACCAGAAGAAAGTATTATCAGGCGTTGTCTAAACGTCTGATCTATTTTAAAGGAGAATAATTATGAACTTTAATAGTTATCGTACACCTCGTAAAACTCCTCTTTTTGACCGTCCCTTTAAATACACTGTGCATCTTCTCCTTATCGTAACATTGATATTTGTAAGCTCTATTATTACTGCCTTTGGTAGTGATGAAGAAGAGCTCACAAAAGCTGAACCTCGTAAACTTGTGGACACAAAACCTATTACAGTTGCTGATGTTGAGACTGATACTAAAGATTTATATTTTGATGTGCCTCTTGATCAGGGCATTCAAAAGTACATATTCATGATGTGTTCAGAGTGTGACTCTTGTGATCTCGATCCAGCTGTTATAACTGCTATTATTTGGAAAGAATCTGAATTTAATGCAGGCGCTATAGGTGACAATGGCAACTCACTAGGTCTCATGCAGGTTCAGCCTCGTTGGCATTCTGAACGTATGGAGAAACTGAGTGCCACAGATTTATTGGATCCTTATCAGAATATTCGAGTGGGTATTGATTATCTCGTAGAATTATATTCTATTAATGATGACACTGAGTGGGTGCTGATGGCTTATAATGGTGGACCGACCTATGCCAATAACTTATATAATGAAGGGGCACTTAGTAAATACGCCATTGATATTCTCGATAAGGCTGATGAATTACGAGAAACCTCGCGATAAAAACACCTCCTATTATGAGAAGGAGATGATATTTATGAAAGTTAAATTTACGAATGTAAAGACTGGTGAAGTGGTTGAGATTAACCTCTTTGACCAGGAACAATACATGAAGTACATGACTGACAGTAATTATCTATTGACTGTATAAACTGAGGAGGAGATCTAGTGGAAAACCTGGGTCTCCTCTTCTTTTTAATTCTACCAGAAGGGATTGACACTCTATGAGTCGCAAAGAGCCGTTAAAACGGTTCAAAGTTTATTGGTTTACTGGAGACTATTGGTCATCAGAAGGTGAAGAGCAACATTGCGATATTATCTCCGCTCATTCTGAGTTAGAAGCTGAGTATATTTTTAAGATGAGTCACTCAGAACATAGCTTTGGTTGGGCCGAGGAAATTAAAAAGAAGGAGGATAAATATTGAGTAAGAATCCTTATAACCAGATCATTAAGAACAAGATGCGGTGTCTTAGTGATTTTGAAATCTGTGATGAGCGAGATGAAGAGATGAAAGCAAAACTCAAGCAGGCTATCTTAGACAAGCCTGATAAAGATCCTCAGGAAGTTTTAGACTATTTCTGCAGACCAATGATTCAAGCTAAGATTAATAGCTGGGATGAAGGGATGTGACTTGATGACTAATGATCAAATCAATCAGATAATTCAGGGTATTGGACTTATGACCGAGATGTATACTATTACATATCAGAGCTTTAAGAAGCAAGGTCTCAGTGATAAGGAAGCTATTATGCACACTAAAGCATTCATATCTGTGATGATAAATTCTGTACTGAGTAGTGATAATAAAGATACTCAGCAAGGAGGTGCTTAGTGATTGGCTATTGAGCTAGACGTAAAAGGGTACTGTTCAGATTGTTGCGACTTTGACCCAGACATCATTAAACCTGAAAGGCGCCTCCATCGGATTGATGAAAACACTGTAGTGAACATTCAGAGCGATACCATCATTCGTTGCAAATATGCTAAGCGCTGCGAAAACATTAAAAGATATTTAGACCAGCAACAGAAGGGAGAAAACCATGTCTAACAACAAGCAGACCATTAAAATCAAGTATCACACCGATATTCCGCCTATTGTAGTGAACCCTAATGGAGATTGGGTCGATCTTCGTGCAGCTGAGGATGTCGAGATGAAAGCAGGTGATTTCAAATTTATTTCTCTTGGCGTTTCTATGAAATTGCCCGAGGGCTACGAGGCGCATATTGTTCCGAGATCGTCTACATACGAGAATTGGGGTATTATCCAGGCGAATCATATGGGTGTTGTCGATAATAGCTACCGTGGCGACAATGATATTTGGATGTACCCAGCTATTGCTATTCGAGACACTCGAATTTATAAGAATGAGCGTATCTGCCAGTTCAGAATTATGAAGAAGCAGCCCTTCCTTGATTTCGATGTCGTCGATCACCTAGATGACGCAGACCGGGGTGGCTTCGGCAGCACTGGAAAGGATTGATATTTTATGAAAGTAATAAAAAGAAACGGCTCTGAGGTCGAGTTTGATAGAGGGAAGATTGTGGCAGCTATTAGCAAGGCTAATGCATCTGTCGAACCCGACCAGAGAATGACAGAGGAACAGATCGAGAGTGTCGTTAAGTGTATCTGTAAAGAATGCAAGGACCTTAGTCGTGCTTGTCATGTAGAAGAGATTCAAGATTTTGTTGAAAATACTCTTATGCGGCGTAAATTCTATTATGTCGCTCGGAGCTATGTGCGATATCGGTATGACCGAGAGCTTCTGCGTAATAAAAACACTACAGACGATGCTATTCTGGCTCTAATCGATAGAACTAATGAAGAGATTAAGCAAGAGAACAGCAACAAGAACCCGACCGTTAATTCTACCCTTCGAGACTATATGGCAGGAGAGGTGTCCAAGGATCTAACCAGACGTATCCTGCTCCCTAAGGACGTTGTTGATGCCCATGATAAGGGCATTATTCATTTTCATGACGCTGATTACTTTGCTCAACATATGCACAATTGTGACTTGATTAATCTGGACGACATGCTGCAGAACGGCACTGTTATTTCCGATACACTTATTGAAAAGCCTAAAACTTTCAGCACTGCTTGTAATATTGCCACTCAGATCATCGCTCAGGTAGCCTCTAATCAGTATGGTGGACAGACAATTACTCTCGCTCATCTTGCGCCTTTTGTGGATGAGACTCGTAAGAAATATCGGAAGAGGTTTGCTGGTATGGGCGATGATTATATTGAAAAGTTGGTTCATGATGATGTCGAACGTGGCATCCAAACTATTCAATATCAAATACTCACGCTTCTTACTAGTAACGGACAGACACCTTTTATCACCGTTTATATGGATATTAATGAGGTTGAAGACGGTCAGACCCGTAAAGACTTAGCTATGATCATCGAAGAAGTGCTCAAACAGCGTATCCAAGGAGTTAAGAATGAGGTTGGTGTTTGGATCACACCCACTTTCCCGAAGCTAATCTATGCGCTTGATGAAAACAATGTCTATCCTAACACAGAATATTATTATCTTACCGAGCTAGCAGCCAAGTGTACTGCAAAGAGAATGGTACCTGATTATATTTCCGCTAAGGTTATGCGCGAACTGAAGGGTGATATATATCCTTGTATGGGATGTCGCAGCTTTTTGACGCCTGACAGATTCACTGATGCTGGAATTGAAAACGTGTCTAACGCCAAGAATTATATTCCCGGAAAGCACCGTTATTATGGTCGCTTTAACCAGGGAGTAGTAACAATTAACCTTCCCGATGTAGCTTTGTCCTCTGGCGGCGACTACGATAAGTTCTGGGAGATTTTAGATGAACGTCTTAATATTTGTTATCGGGCTCTGATGTGTAGACATGAGCGTCTCAAAGGAACTGTATCTGATGTAGCACCTATTCTGTGGCAGTATGGCGCACTTGCAAGACTCGAGAAGGGTGAGACAATCGATACACTTCTCTATAATGGATATTCTACTATTAGCCTTGGTTATGCTGGACTGTATGAATGCGTAAAGTATATGACTGGTGTATCCCACACGGATGTGGCAGGTAAGCCATTTGCTATTGCTGTTATGCAGAAACTTAATGACGCTTGTGCTGAATGGAAAGCTAAGCATAATATCGACTTCTCGTTGTACGGGACGCCTCTCGAAAGTACGACTTACAAATTCGCCAAATGCCTTCAGGATCGTTTTGGCATTATCCCCGGCGTTACTGACAAAAATTACATCACTAATTCCTACCATGTTCATGTAACGGAACCCATCGATGCATTCACTAAGTTAACATTCGAGTCTGAATTCCAGGAGCTTTCTCCTGGCGGAGCCATTAGCTACGTTGAGGTTCCTAATATGCAGAATAATATTCCTGCGGTTCTCGAGGTCATCAAACATATTTACAATACAATCCTCTATGCAGAGCTGAACACCAAATCTGATTATTGTCAAGTATGCGGATATGATGGCGAAATCATGATCGTGAATGATGGCGATAAACTTGTTTGGGAATGCCCTAACTGTAAGAATCGTGATGAAAATAAAATGAATGTCGTACGTCGTACCTGTGGATATTTGGGTAGCAACTTTTTCAACCAAGGTCGCACTCAAGAAATTAAAGATCGAGTGCTGCATTTGTAATCATTACATCTTGGGGGCCTGGGGCAACCTGGGTCTCCACTTTTTATAATTTTGTCTGACATTGATATTTGAAAGGAGAAAGTGCAGTGTCTTATCTACCAGATGAGCAATGGGTTATGATCAAAGATAGCATCGACAAGAAGAATATCGCTCGAAGCAGCCATAATAAAAGATCCCATTGTGGTAAAGGCGGTTCTGTAAAATTTCCCTCTGATTATATGACTAAAAAGGAGTTAAAAGCTATGAATGGTGAAGTAAAATCCTATCGTCTGAATGACCCTATGACTTGGAATGAATTCAAGAAGCTCCCTGATGACATCAAAGTGGCATATATCAAGAATCTCAGAGAAAAATACGCAGTCCCTGACAAAGATCTTGCAGAAGCTATGGGTATCAATAGCGGATCTTTCGGTAAATCGATGAGAGATCTTGGTCTTGGTCTCGGGAAAGGTGCAGCTGCCAGATCTAGCAAAAAGTGGCCTGGGACTCCCAAGGCTCTTGAATTTAAAGAATTCTGGTATGGACCTGTTGAGCCTGCAGAGCCCTCTATTGATATTTGTGAGGAGGAGACAACCCCCGTACAGGATAACATGGAATACACGAACGAGGCTCCTGTGACAACTGAGAGTCTCAAAAAGGCATATGCACCTACCTATGGAACGCTCACATTCGATTGTAAAGCGGAAGATGCGCTCGATATGGTCAAGGCTATCTTGGCTGGAAAGATCGTACATATGACCATTACTTGGGACACTTTTAAGTTAAAGGAGGATTGATATTTTATGAGTGAGGTGAGAGGAAAGTTATTGACCTGTGATAGATGCGGTGCCACATGTTTTCTAAAAACTATTGGCGACGGGGTAACAGACGGCGGTTATACAAAATGGAATAAATTCGAAGACACTCCTGAAGGGTGGCGGTGCATAGACCGTAATGTCGGTCAGTTATGCCCAAAGTGTAATGCTGAATATGAGGAATTAATTACGCGATTTATGGAAAAAGAGAAAACTGAAATCGTTCGATTTGAGGATACTTTGTGAATCTAAGGAGGATTGATATTTTATGAACTATGCAGACATTAAGCCCCTGGATATCGCAAATGGGCCTGGGATACGTGTTTCACTGTTCGTCTCAGGCTGTAGGAGACGCTGTAAGGGGTGTTTCAATAAGGAGGCACAGGCATTCGACTATGGTAAGGAATTCACCTCTGAGACGCTCCAGGAGCTCGACAGATTGCTCAGCAATGAGCATGTGAATGGCTTGTCTATTCTCGGAGGTGAGCCTTGTGAGCCGGAGAACAGAGAGACGGTCCTTGATATTTGCAAACATGTCCGAGAAGTATTCGGAAATACAAAAACAATCTGGATGTGGAGCGGGTACTTATGGGAGGATTTGAAAGCACTTCCCGTTATGGAATATATTGATGTATTGATAGATGGCCCCTTTGTACAGATGTTTAAAGACTTATCATTATATTATAGAGGCAGTCTTAATCAGCGTGTAATTGATGTTCCTAAATCTTTAAAAGCTGGATGTGCTATTAGACTAAAAGGAGATTGGAAATGAAGAAAATAAGGTTGTTCGAGGCGGATAGTATATATATGCTAGAGGCTAAATTAAATATATTTTTAAAGGAGTGCTCGAATATAAAAAATGAGCAAATTACATATCAAATGAATGCTACCGGACCAAACCATTATGGGGTTCACTATTCCGCAATGATTATTTATGAGGAATGATTCGCGATGATCACACTCCCTATTATGAAGGAGTTGATATTTATGGACGAAAAGAAAACATTTAAACAACAAGTCAAGGATTGGTGGCAAGAGAATAAACGTGTTGTCAAAGCTGGTATCACTTTTGGAGCGATCGGAATTGGATACGGTTTTATTAAAGGTATGAATGCCGCGAATGATTCGTGGTTAAAGCATGGCTTTGAGAGAGCTATTGATGATTCTGACGACTCGAGTGATGACTTCGGATTGACCGAGGAGAATTGTGACGATCCTGAACTGTTGGAGATGGTTAAAAACCAAGATTGAGAACTCTTGATCAAAGACGAAAGACTGTGGAAACATGGTCTTTCTCTTTGTTTTGTCTGACAACTTTTGAGATTAGGAGGAACTAATTTATGAAACGTGAGACCGCTATTAAGAAGCTTATGGGCCTTGGTGCTAGCCGAAATGATGCAAAGAAATATTTGGATGATATGCATAAACGGGACCGCATGAGCAACAAAGATGCGTGTATTCAATACGGCTTTGAGTTATTGGTAAACAAGGCCATGAGGGTTCGAGGGATGACTGAGGTAGGTGAATGATATTTGAGTTGGGATGGAAGTAAATACAGAAAGCGTATTGGGCGTCCACCTACAAGCTATATCTATGATACAAAGGTTGACGTTCGAATCACTGCTGCTGAAAACAAGATGCTGAATGAGTTATCGGAGAAGCATGGAGAAACTCGAAGTACAATCATGCGTAAAGCTTTGGCTGATTTTTATAGATTTAACACTGAAGACAGAAAGGAGTAAAAAATGGAAATATTTGTTCGTGCATTACTGATATCTATTCTTGTACTCATAGGTGGAGGATGGATTGGTGGTAGTATTAAGGATTTTAAAGAGGAGAATTATTGTTCTTTTGGTTTCGGTATTATGATGGCGTTTACAAATGCTGTCTTTATTGTTTATTGCATTATTAAATGAGAGATACACCACCTGAAAGGAGATTGATATTTATGAAACTCAAATTATTAGGCTGTGACCCTAAAGCCAATGCTACTTATGAAGTTATATTTTCAGAACCTATCACAGTTAAAGATTTTATCTGTGACGTTCTAGAGAATGGAGGAGATTGGGGTTATATTGCTATTGGTGAAGGACGTAATATTTTTGAGCATCCACACTGTGAGTATAGTCTTGGCAGATTGATGACCTATTTACCTCCGAAATATTTCTTCAGGAAAATTAAGTCTGCTAAGGCTTATGGTGGTGTGGGTCGAACGGACTATATCCTTACGCTTGAGGAGGAATAAAATGGGTCTTGATGTAACTGGAGCTAGTTTGTACACTCCTGGTTCTGATGGTGAGTACTCAATGGTTGGATCGATCGATAACTGTAATGTCGAATACACCACTGCAGATGGAGTCGATGAACTCAACCGTCTTTCTCAGTCAATCACTAATCTGACGGAGTCATTCACGGGAACTGTGCAGCTCACGAAAGAGATGTTTATTGCGATTCTCGGACTTAACAAAGCAATTATCGCTGCATGCCCGAATAAGAGAGTCGCTTACTTGGCTACTCATGCTAAAAAGAAACGAACTCGTACAAAGAATCTTAATAGAGCGATTAAGATTCTAGAGGAGAATTAATGGACTTTAATGACATCAAGAAAAATTCTCTATATGAGAAAGCTAGTTTTAATAATCCTTGGATGGGTTTAAACGGGGGAGTTTGTACCAGACCGGTTTATTGGTGCAGGCTACATGAAGTATGGCTTTCTGAAGAGGATGTAAGTCAAAAGAGCTGTTCTGCTAGATTGACCTATGACATGATCACAAGGAAACGTTGTAATTGTTTAGAGCGTAAAGAAGTTAACCCGTTTCTGAAAGGAGATTGATATTTATGGCTAGAGTAAAGAAATGTGATCGTTGTGGGGTTATTTACGATAACAATATCAAAGCGATTGAAATCCCATTTCTGACAGATGAAAACAACTACCATGCCTATCGGACAGTATCAGAAATTTCCATTAAGATGCCCGGTTATCCAGTATATGAATATCCTTTTGATCTCTGCGACGATTGCGCTGAGAAGCTTATCAACTTTCTTTCTCAAGACGAATATGACGAAGGGAATTGATATTTTATGAGAGGGAGGATTCCTGTTTATGAATACATAAAATGTGATTGCGGAGGCACTATTCGTATAGCCTGTGTCACGTCTACATATACGCCTTTGATTCCTTGCGTTTGCGAGAGATGTGGTAAGAAGTTCAATCTCGGCTCACTCGGGTTCGTTATGGTGTTATTCAACAACAAGACCGGACAGTCGTATCCGATGAAAGTAAAAGAGGACTTTAACCCCTCTCAGATCAAACGCATCGAGAATGGCGAAAACATTACAACAACGTTCCACGAGATAAAGGAGGATTGATATTTATGGCTAACGAAGGTTTATGCCCTACTTGCTCGAATTCTATCTGGTGCCCGACATGGGCTGAATGGAAGTGTAAGGCTTTTGAGAAGAGAATTTACGTTTATGCAACTATGTCGTTCTGTGGTAGTTACGTAAAGCGTGACAAGAATTTCAAGGAATCTAAATGTCAGTGTGACTCATGCTTGGAGAACGAGATGCTAAAGGATGAAGAGGCAGATAATAAGGAGAACCTCACTACTACGTAGATCAACACTTTAAGAAAGGATCTCACTACTACGTAGATCAACACTTTAAGAAAGGATTGATATTTATGTCTGTTAAACCTGTATGCGATTTTTGTGATAAACCTCTCGAGTATGAGAATAGTAGATACGTAATTTACCGGACTAAGTGGCTTGATACTAGAAACATTCTTCCGCATTTATGTAGATCTTGCGCTAATAAGCTAGATGATATTTTTGCGAGACTTTACGTGCCTGAGAGAATGGATCTTCTAGAGAAGGCTACTGAGTTAAACAAGGCGCGCCGCGAGCGGCTAGGGACGAAAGGGTAAGGAGGATATTTGAATGAACCTAATAGATCTTGTTGGTATTCATCTTATGACAGGTATCGAAACCGGAACTGTTAAGAGAGAAAATTGGTGGTCTAAAGAGGAGGATGATTGCAACTACGTAAAGTTCAGACTTGATGGGATCACTTATATGGCCGTTGAAGACCCTGACGATGGTTATCGGTCTATGTGTCGGAATCTTGAGGTTGTAGATGAAGAGTGCAGGACGAAACTCCCTGATATTTTAGTTGAGTGCAAAATGCGTGATGATGAACATGATGATATTTGGGGCACAGAGGAAAATGACATTCTCGAGTTCTATGATACTGATAATAAGCAAATGTTCATGGCAGTAGGAACGGGTAATACTAATGATTATTATCCATATTTTGTGTTTGAGTATATGCCAGAGGAACTGTCTTGTAATTCGAAGAAAGGATAAGTATGAATACTCTTATTAAAATTTTACTGTCTCTTTGTGTTAACGCATATGCTATTTTCAATATTGCCACATCTGTTAAAGAATTCAAGAAAGACCACTATTACTTGGGTGGCCTTTGTATGACAGTTGCCCTATTAGCTATTCATTTATCTGCTGAGGCGATACTCATGGCGTGATGGAAAGGATTGATATTTATGAAGTTTCTTGTGGATGAGCTTCCTTACTATGGTGAATATTGTCCATTTGCTAGCAAAGAGAACTGCTATTTATCTATACCATTAGAGGAGTGTCCTCGATACTGGGATAAAGATAAGGTGGATTCTTATAAAAACCCACATGAGTGTCAATTACTAAAGGAGGCTCCAATACTGGTATGACTAAGATGTTTTTGATAATGAAATTTTCAAATGAGGAGGAATCTTAATGTCTGAGTTAAAGAAAGATGAAATTTTCGCTAAACTTCCTGATTACTTCTGGTCAGCTTTTGCCGGGGAATTGGTAGCTGTCTTTAGTATTTATATTTTCGAGAAGGACGAGGACGGATTGACACCGTTAGATTATATGGGCGGTACCTCTGGGTGGGCTGTTGCGTTGTGGTCCGTATGCCATAGACTCGATATCGATTGGTTTTATAAGTGGTACGATGCTCTGGATTGGATGGATAGTGACGAGTTTGATAGCGATTTGCTTGATGAGTTGAATAAACATAAGGGCGACCATCGGGCTTATTACAGATGGTTGATTGGAAAGATGGGAGAAGATGCTGTAGGTTCGCGATAAAAACACTCTGTTTTATGGAACCGAAAGGTTACTACTTTATATTTTTGGAGGAATTACTATGAAGTACTGGGAGATTAAGAAGTTCGTGATGGACCATAAGACGGAGATCGTTTTGGGGACTCTCGGCGTGGTCGGTACAGGAGTGCTGGTTGCACTTGGCGTAAAAGGAATTCGTTCCAGTAAGAACGTTGGTAATCCTGTAGAGATTATCGGCCACATTATTGACGACGATTGGATGGACAAAAATGTTGTTGAAGGATTCACTACAGGAAAGGTCAACGATCTGTGGAATGAGGGCGGTTACGGCAATGCAATTGTGCAGTTCTTTAAGATCAAGGATATGGGAGATCTCGGAGAGGATTTGAAGAAAATCGAAGGGATCACAGATGATACTGAAGTAAGCGCAGTGCTGAGTTTTGTTGATACGAAGGTAAAAGTGGAACCGTAACAGGTTAAAAGTTAGGGGATCTGGAAACAGGTCCTCTTTCTTTTTGAATGGGTAGGATTAATATTCTCGCGAAATAAACACTCTATATTATGGAATAAAACATATTTTGGAGGTACTAATTATGAAACAGAAACGTACTAGCGGGTGTTATGTTATTGTGACTTCGATGAGTGAACTCTGCAGATGGTTGCAGAAGGACAATATCGAGATCATTGGAATGAGACCCGTTAAAGGAGTGGACGGAGAAGATTGTGTATCTATTGATTATGTTCACAAGCATGAGGAGAGGCCCTAACAAGGCCTTTTCTCTTTCGCGTAGAAAACAGTGCCTTTTATGAGGAAATTTAAACCTTTATATTTTGAAAGGAGATTTTAGTATGGCTAAAGTACTGTTCTATCTCGGAGAGTTGGATTGTATCAGAGATCTTATCGATATAGTTGGCGAAGATGCTGCTCATAAAGCTTGGCATGGTAAACTCAACTATTTCAAGAATCCCGCCGATGGGTCAGTCTTTGGGGTAAGCGATTATGAGGCAGATGATATCTTTGAAGAATGCGAGGTATATTGAAATTCAGGATTTAGGAGGCTCTTAACAGGGTCTCCTAATTTTATCTCGCGAATTTTACACCTCCTTTTATGGAATAAATACCCAAATTAATTAGGAGGTAAATACATATGAAGAAGATTACTAAAGAAAAGGTTTGGATTGATGACAATGGTAATACGTGTTATTCACGAGAGGAAATGCTTGTCAGTGATGATGAGTACTACACTCGTAAGTATTACGACACCATGCCTCATGAAAACATGGACAAGATCTTCGAAGCATATCGGGATTATATCGATTCTATGGATTGGGGTTAGTCCGAGAAGAGGGCTCAGTGGAAACACTGGGTCTTTCTTTTTTGTTCGCGCGAAAAACACTTGCTTTTATGGAGGTGTAATTACATATGGTTATCAAAGATAAAGCTTATTACGAGAGTTTTAACCGCCGTATGGAGTATCTACATAAAACTGTCGATTATCATACGCATCAAGCAAACAATTGGAAAGACATATGTCGCGTTACAAAAGGGAAACGTGGTTATGGTTGGCTGAATAAATTTGCTAGATATATGAATAGGAGACATGTTGAAAAAGGTACTAAGATCGGAGTTGAGGCATTGAACGAGTGTTGTAATGCGATGACTGAATTGGAAAATTGCATTAGCAAAGACTGAGCTCTGAACAAGGGCTCTTTCTTTTCATATTTTGAGTTCGCGTGAATAACACTCTCTTTTATGGAATAAAACATATTTTGGAGGTACTGTTATGTTATTCATGAGAAGGTGGACTAATCATAATCTAAAAAACGCTGAAGTCAAACGTGCAAAGGTTACAAAAACTGATGCCGAACGAGTTGATACTCGAAAAAGGTATATTCAGTTTCGATATACTGACACGGGCGAAATTGGAGTGATTGATGTTGATGATCCGGACACCTTTGATAAGATGTTTGATAGTGGACGACCTGTCGAAGTTATGTGCTATAACCGTACAATAGATTGAGCTCTAACAAGGGCTCTTTCTTTTCGTATTTTGAGTTCGCGTGAATAACACGCCCTATTATGAGAAACATTAATTAAAAGGAGTTGTAATTTATGAATTATGTTATTACTGTATTGTGGATTCTTGTTTGGGGACTAGCTGGCTATTTCACGGTCAAATCTATCTGTGCTCATATCGAAAAGAGACGAGCGGAAGATGTGATGGTGAAGCTGATGCTTAAGCGACAGAAACTGGAGAGACTTGTGCAGACAGGTAAATACGAAGTCGTAGATTTAAATACCATTGATAGATGATGTTTTCAAAGAGGAAGAGTTTCTAAAACAGAAGCTCTTTCTTTTCATTATGTATTGATATTTTTAGTTCGCGAAATTTACATTCACTATTATGAGAAGAAAGATTAGGTAAATTCAAGAACCTAATTGAGAATTGTAAGTATGACTGGAGGAATGAAGATGCTCAATTTGTAAGGGTTGAGGACCAGAGGACAGTACGATGTTGTTTATATGAGATGTCGGAGAAAGGGGACACGCTAAAATGCATATAAACGGGTGTACGCATCTATATTGACTTACACTTTCTTCTTTTTATTTTTTTTTGAAAGGATGGCGTCGAATGAGTACTGAGATCAAACGTGGTAGAGGGAGACCTAAGAAAGAAACTCCAAAGTATGATCAACCGGTGAAGGTGAATCTTACACAGGAGCAAGCAGATAAATTGGATTTTCTTACTAGGAAGGTTGGCATGAGTAGGAATGATATTATGAGAGAAGCATTGGATAGCATGTATAGATTGATGGGGTGATGGCCTATGGGTGAAGAGATTAAGCGTAAGAGAGGGAGACCTAGAGAACCTGATAGTTTTAATAGGCGAATCCGTTTTTGCTGTTCTGAGGAACATGACTATATGAAACGTGCGCTAGAAGAGGAGCTTTGTAAGAGCGGAAGTGAGGTGTTACGTGAGGCATTGGAGGAGTTTTATAAATTTAAATTGCTAGACTGAAGGGAGGTTACACATTTTGGTATGTGGACGCGGAAGACCTAGAAAGGATAATAGTTTTTCTCGGGTGATTATGTTCAGAGGTTCTGAAGAACATGAACAAATGTTAGATGAATTGGAGAAAAGACTTGGCGAAAATCGTGCTGATATTTTGAGAGAAGCCCTTGAAAAGTACTATTATTTTAAAGTTTTGGGGCAGATGACGTACTTTGAATGACCTAAAATGAATTATTGTCCCATGAAAAATGGCCAAACAGGTTTTTAAAAGTGGCCACAAAGGCCAAAAAAGCCTATTTATTATGGGACAAAAAATAGTTTTTGGGTTATTTTAGCTATTTATTATGGGACAAAAAATATTTATTATGGGACAAAAAATAGGTTTTTGGGTTATTTTCGAATTATTGTCCCATGAAAAATGGCCAAAATGAATTATTGTCCCATAATAAATCAGACGAAAAATTGGCGATTTTTGGGCTATTTATTGTAATACCTGTCTCTTATACACATCTGACGCTGCCGACGAATAGAGAGGTGT